TTGGGCGGCCCGCTGCGAAGACTGCGGACACGACCAGGTCTACGACACCCTCACGAAAGAAACCTGGGACCTCGACCCCGACGACTACGGGCCCGAAGGCTCCACCGAAACGAAAGACACCCTCTTCTAGTGACCGACCCTCTGAACCCTGACCAACCAATCCGCTCCGTCGGCGCCTACCAGTGCAACCTCTGCGGCCACACCGAGTACTGGACCAACGACGGCAAAGACGCCGCCGGCGCCCGCCTCGACCAACACCTCACCACCGAACACGGAAAGGACCTCTCATGACCGCTGATGAAATCCTGATCTACCCGACCACCTGGGCCTGCGACATCCAGCACGACTGGGCGACCATCCCGCCCCAGGACTGCCCAGACGCCAACGCCCACTTCCACGCCGATTGTGAACGCTGCCTCTACAACCCCGACACCTGCGCCGACTGCCGCAAAGGCGGCTGCGAACGCTTCCACACATCCGAACGCGTCTGGGGGCCAACCCCCGACGTCGTCAAAGAACGCATGCGCGCCCACTGGGCTGAAGACCACGAACCAGCCGACTTGCTGGAACTGCTCGACGGCATGGGATAACTTGGCGCTGTCACGACCGCTCCGAACGTACCTCCGCCTTGGCAACGTCTCGTAGGGAACGAGCCCGAGCATCCGTGAGCTTGTCACCCTCTTCTGCGAGCAGCCGGATCCATTGCCAGTTCTCTTCGCGCTGACGCTCGGAGGCGTTAGCGTATTCCAGCCAAACTGCTACGAACGCTGAACCGAACGCCCTGAGCGGTTCAAGCCTGGCGGTGCGATCTCGAGCCCCATTGGCATCGAGGGACTTTGTGGCCAATGTGTTGATGTGCAGCACCCACTCGATTGCTTCGGCAGCGAGTTCTTCTGAACTATTGTCGATTCCCCATCGGATGATGGCGTTCCGCATCCGCGAAAACTCCACCTGAATATCACGGTCACCGGCATTGCATTTCATGTTCATTGCAAGAGTCGCATCGAGAAGATCAGCAATGGCAGCATGCACACGGGCCTTCCATGCCTCCTGGCGTTGCTCCTTGAGCTGCTTCTCAAGGCTGGCGCGCTGCTCGTCAAGCGCCTTCTGGGCCAGCTGCCGCTGCTCTCGGATCTGCCGATCCAATTGCGACCGCTGCTCCACCCGCGCCAGGAAATTACTGTGCTGCTGGCTGATCGCGTTTTGGCGAGATGATTCCTGCTCTCTGGCCAAGGCTGCGTCGGCCTGAGCCTTTTGGAATGCGAGTTCCCTGTCTGCCTGGAGGGTCTGGTGCTTGTTAGTCTTGCGCAGAACAACCATGGCGACGGCTGCCGCCGATCCGCCGGCGATGATGGCGCCGATGACGGCGCTCCAGAGTAGGGCCCAGTTGTCTGCGGTGATGTTCCAGAACATGTGCTGATCGTACCCGGCAGGCGCCGCACTCGTAGCAGCCCGGGCGTGGCTCGACGGAATCGAATCACAACGTTGGTGATGTCCGGCGAACAGCCTCAACGGTTGACTAGGACTGGGCATCGGTGTGAATCGCAAACTGATGCGGGTAGGGGAATGGCACAAGTTGGGTAGACCGGTGGCCGGCCTGACTTGTGAATGCGACACTGCAGAGGTTTTCGCCGCCGGTCAGATTCGGAGAAGGCAGCCCAAGGGCCGCGTGGCTGGTCACGTCGACCAGCGTGGGATGAAGGACGGACGCTCCGCCGCCTGCGATGTGTGACCATCGGCCAATCGGGATCACCAAGCCGTACGGGTCAAAATTTGCCTTGAGCTCGACATCGCGGGCAAAGGATTCACCCTTGTTTATCAGCTTCAAAGTGACGCGGCCTTGATTCGCCATTGGGTCCGCGGAGAAGTCCATCTCAAACGGCTCCCACTCGAGTACAAAGACTGCGTCCTTGTAGGCGCGCGTGTCCCGCAGAGCAGCTCTTGCCTGATTCCAGGCAAGGAGAGAAAAAACGATGGAAACAGCAACACCGAACCAGGTCACCCACACTTCAGGAGTCATGCACCGATCCTACCGGCGCGTCCCACCTTCCCCCTCTGCGCCGGGGCATGGTCAGGGGCAAGTACCAGCCCCGACCTGACAAGGATGCCCTCATGGCCCGGCATGACCGTAACCACTACCCCCACCTGTTGACCTGTAGCTGCGGGAAGGTTTGGGCTGGCACGAAGAATGACGCCCGGCGGATCCGCAAGGAAATCGTGACGCTCAAGCAGCACGAAACCCCGTGCCGGTTCTACGAGTGCGAGTCCGGTGGCTGGCATTGGACGCAGCAGGTCGAGAAGGGCGTGCGGGTCTAGGAATTGTTGGGCGCGTCGTGGGTGTGGCGCTGGTGTACTACATCGAAACCGTATAGTCTGAGTCTACAAAACAACTACCAGCACTCTACGAGTGAAAGAGACTCTCATGAACACCATCCCCGCCTACGCGCACCCCGTCCCCGTTAGCGCTGACGGCATCAGCTTCCGCAAGGTCCACGGCCCCCGCACCCAGGCCGCCACCACACTCCGCAAGCGCGCCGGCACCGAACAGGCCCGCATCCTCACCGCCCGCACCAAGACCGACATCTTCGCCGGCACCTACCTGGCCGCCGCACGATGAACGCCGAACCGACGCGCTACGCGTTCAAGAACGGGGACGGCCACCGGCTCGAGATCGAAGCGACAGGCAACCGCCAAGAGATCCTGGTCAGTATCCAGCCGATCGGCAGCCTTTGCACCGTCTCCATCACCATCCCCAACAACCAGGCACCCGCCGCGGCCTTGGCGATCCTCACGGCCGCCGGCTTCAAACCTTGGGAAGACCTGGCAGCCGTGTACGGGACCCGGGAATCCGTTGGGCACGCGGCATGCCTGCTGACCGAGTGGGTGCGTGAAGAAGAGCACCGCGCCAAAGAACGCGAACTGACCCGCCGCCGCGACGAGCTCGCGTGCGAACTCGCTGGGGATGGTGCCTACGCATACCGGTTCGCTTCCGCTGACCACCAACGCGCCATCGACATGATCATCCGCCTCCAGGACGAAGCGGCCGGCAAATGACCAAGCAGCCCGAAGTCAAAGTCCTGTGGGGCCACAAGACCCGCACCATGTCCTGGGTTATCGAAACCGAGGCGCGGGGCCGGGAAGTCATCGCCTCTGCCAGTACCACAAGGTTCTTCGTCCGCGACCTCGACCAGTACCCGGACATGACGATCCGGGCCATCACCGGCGACGTCGTAGACGTGTGGCACCTGATCCGCAACGGCCGCCAACCCGAAAACTACGCCACCCACCGCCTCGCACCGCCATTCATGCGCGACATCGAACCGCTACCGAAAGAGGAATCATGAACAACCCAGTTGTTGCAGAAAATGCAACTACTCCCAACCGTCCGGAAATCCCGGATGGTTCGCCTGAACCTGTAAGCAGTCGTTACAAGTTGGCGCGTGACCTGGTGCCGGGTGACGTCATCGACTTTGGGTGGCAGCGGCGCACCGTGGCCGGGACAACCTGTGCTATCCGCAACGCCGGCATGCACCCGGGCACAGGGTACGCGCACGGGCTCATCCTCATCGGATGGGAAGACCACCCCACCGCCGAATACGGGGCAGCACCAGACCACCAATTCACGATAGGAGCATCATGACAACGCCACGCTTCAACCAGGACCCTGGCGCCGACTACGGCAAGTGCAACACGTGCGGCATTGCCTTACCGACCGAGCAGGACGCCAGCGACCACAGGGAAGCAACGCTCGAGGCGTCAAAGGTGGCTGGCGGATCCAAGAGCCACAGCACGCGCACCACCAACCCGTCACGTGAAGACCGCATAGAGAACAACATCGGCTCCCTGATCGAGGGGGCGATTCAAGACGTGCTGAGCAGCATTGACGACCTGATCGCCGCCGACCACATCACCGAGGAAGAAGCCGTTGCCGCACTCAAATTGCAGCACGTCGACTTCCTGGACGAGTGGAAGGAATACTCGGCATGAGCACCATTTCAGACCTGCAAGCCCGTGCTTACCAGCAGTCCGCGGACAAGGGATTCCACGACGACGAGCCCACCCAGGGCCGTGAGCTTTCCATGCTGAACGCTGAACGGATCGCGCTCATGCACTCGGAACTGTCCGAGGCCCTCGAGGAGCTGCGCAAGGGCAAGGGCCCGAACGAAACCTGGTACGCCGTCACGCCGCGGCGGACGCGAGCATGGCGGTGGCTCACCGGGGCACCCAAGCCGCTCCCGAAGCCGGAAGATGTGCCGTCCGAACTGGCCGACGTCGTGATCCGCGTCCTGGACTTCTGCGGCGCAACCGACATCGACCTTGAGGCCATGATCCTCGAGAAGCTCGACTACAACGCCACCCGCGGCCACAAGCACGGCGGGAAGGCCTTCTGATGAGCGCCTACCAGTTGGGCCAGCGGGTCACCATGAGCGGGACGGCCTTGAAGCAACAGCACCAAGGGCACACGATGTTCATCGAATCGGGACTGCCGCAGCGCCTCGACTACCCAACAACCAAGACCTTCACGGAGGGCGTGATTGTCGGCAGCCGCACGGTGGCAGAAGGCGACCGGGAGAGCATCGACGAGTACGGCTACTACTTCGCGCAGAAAGTTGGAAGCGCCCGCCGCGTCTGGCTTGTCGCGTTCCACCTACGCCGCAAGCCCGTCATGTGCTTCGACCACCAGGTAACGGCGGTGACCAAGTGACCATCAGCAACGAAGCGATCCCGTCTGGCGCATTTGAAGCCGCACGCACTGGCATGGACAAGCGCTTGACATGGGGATCACTCCACTGGCCCGAACTGCCCCCGGACCTGCTGGACGAAATCACCACCGCCGCCCTGTCCGCTGCGGCACCGCTCATCGAAGCCCAAGCATGGGATGCGGTCATTGCACGCATCGACCTTGGCACCTCATACATGGTGGATGAAAAGTATGTCGCCGGCGCCGAATGGGTCAAGGGTCAAATCATTGACGTACTCCGCGCCCGTGCCGACCAAATCGACGGGGGAAGCAAATGAACAAGGGAACCTACTACTGCGATACCTGCGAAAGTGTCTGGGGCACGTCCACACACGAAGGCACACTGAGCGAATGGCAAGCGCGACACGAAGGCCATAGCACATTCCACCGACCCGCCGAGGTGACCAAGTGACCGCCCCGGATCTGGTGGAGGTCATCGCGGGAGTGCTGGCAGGGCATCAGCCGCTAATTTCGGCCGATCCGGGGGATTCATGGAGTCCCCCGGAAGAGTCCGTTACCTGCACATGCGGCGAGGACTTGGGCGGCTGGGTTGCATCCGGCTCTGGCTGGGAATGGCCTAACTGGGACGCGGACATCGCCGCCCACCAAGCCCGTGCTGTCCTGGCGGCACTGGAAGGGGCGGGGACGGTCGAGTGGGGCGTGCAGACAACGTATTGCGATGTGATCACCGTAGACACCGAGGTAGCCGCGCAGGCTATCGCGGCAAGCAGTGGCTACCCCGTCGTCTCCCGGCTCACGCTGCCATGGACTCCCGAGCCATGACCAGCCGTAAGCTGCCGCCGCGACATGAGCATTGGGGTCACGCGCCGGGTGAGTGGAAATACTCATGCTGTGCGTGTGAAGGGGCTGCGCCAGACCCTGGCTGCGAATACTGCCTAGAAACGCATTACCGCATCCATGAGCCAAGTCAATACAAATTCTGGAAAGAGGAAACGCCATGACCAACCCCAAGCTTGACGAGATCGCCGCACGGGCCTTTGCCAGTCCCGGATGTAACCGGGGTTGTCTTGATGGGAATTGCGTGGCTCGACATGACCGATTGGATCTGGTGGCTGCGCTTCGGGCCGTGGAAGCGGTGCATTGTCGCCACGGTCTTTACGAGTTGGAGGACTCGTGCGAAGACACCCGTGACAAGCATCGGGAGGAACACCATCACGAGTGCAGTGATGACATTGGGGAGTTCTACTGTGACCAGCTTCCGGTAGGCGATATGTGTGATGAATGCCGGGATGAAGACGGCGAACGCATGGACTGGCCGTGCCCGACTATCCGGGCGATCCAAGGTGCGCTCTCGTGAGCATGGGTAAACGCCGGGCCGTGACCTGGTTCGAGCAGGACGCGTTCAGCCCCTGGCGGGACGTCCTGGTCTACATGCAGCGCGCCGGCACCGTGAGGAAAGCCAAGAGGCAGGCCAACCGGCGCGACCGGCGCCAGACCAGGCAGGAGTTGAGGAAACCATGAGCGGCTCCTGCTACCACGGCATCCACGAATGCGACGGATGCGCCTGCGAATGCCACCAGGAGGACCAATGACCGCCGATCGCCTCCGTCTGGCCCTCCGCGTCCAAGCCCACTGCCACACCCTCGCCGCCATCGCCCTCACCGCGAGGCCATCACAACTCCGCAACCGCCTCGCCTACATAAAAGCCAACCTCCAAGCCCTCATCGACCTCCTCGAGGAAGAACCATGACACAGCACGGACCGCAACTGCGGATCAAGCTCGACGCCAGCCAGGCCCAAAAGGCCATGGCCGATCTCGCCGCGGCCGTCGGCGCCGTGGTGGCCGAGATCAGCGAGGCGTTCAAGAACGTCACCATGGCGGCCCACGACCTGGGCGTCATCCCCGAGCCGGGACCCACAGACCCCCGCGCCCGCGCGCTCTGGGCCAAGGCACACCGCGGCACCGGACCGGCGGTGCCCAGGAACTGGGGCCGGCGATGAGCGCGAAGCGAGTTACGCGGGTCCATGCGCATGCACACACCGATCTCATCGACGCCGTGGCCGTAACAAGGTTTTGGCGGAACGTCTCGCCCGCTGCCGACGATGAGTGTTGGATCTGGCACGGGGACTTGTCCAAGGACGGCTATGGCACGTTCTTCTACCGAGACCGAATGCGCCCAGCACACGAGCTCGCGCTTTCATTCACCACCGGCGAACAACGCAGCGACGGCCTGGACACATGCCACTCCTGCGACAACCCGCCGTGCTGCAACCCGAGTCACCTACGGTTTGACACCCGTCAGTCGAACGTTGACGACATGATTCGCCGAGGTCGCCAGGCGCGGTCAGGAAAACTCACAGACCGTGACGTTGTCACCATTCGTGAACGGCGAAATGCCGGAGCGCGGCAGAAAGACCTCGCCGAGCAATTTGGCGTGACCGACGGGACGATCAGCATGATTGTCCGCGGTATCAGGTGGGCAAATGTTGGCGGACCAATCGAGTCTGACCGTGCCCAATATCGGAAGGCAAGCTAGACATGGCAAACGAACCTCAAATTACGATCATCGGTAATCTCACGGATTCGCCGGAGCTCCGCTTCACGCCAGCTGGCGCGGCGGTGGCCAACCTGACCATTGCCAGCACTCCCAGGACATTCAACAAGCAGTCCAACGAGTGGGCCGATGGCGAAACACTGTTCCTTCGCGCCAGCATCTGGCGTGAGGCGGCCGAGAATGTGGCTGAGTCCCTCACGAAGGGCATGCGCGTCGTGGCCGTGGGCGCGCTGAAAGCACGCTCCTATACGACCAAGGAAGGCGAAAACAGGACCAGCATGGAGCTGGAGCTCGAGGAGATCGGGCCCAGCCTCCGGTACGCCACCGCCAAGGTCCAGCGCAGCGCGCGCGGGAATGGTGAAGGCGCTGCCGGCCGCGGCAACAACGCCCAGGGCGGCGCCTGGTCGCCCACACCCGCCCCCGACCAAGCCCAGACCAACCAGGGCGGGCAGGCCTGGGGGAATCAGGGCCAGAACCCCGCCGGCGGCTGGGGCTAAACATGCGCGCACCGGCACCCTGCCACCACCAAACCCGGCACCACCACGGGACAAGGGACGCCTACCTCCAGGACGGGTGCCGGTGCGACCCCTGCAAAGACGCCAACACCGCCTCGATGCGCGCCTACCGCGCCAAACGCCGCACCCGCATGGTCCCCGCCGGACCCGCCCGCACCCACATCCGGCAATTGTTGGCCACCGGCCACACCTGGCACAGCATCGGCCAAGCCGCCAGCCTCAACCCACTCACCGTCCAAGCCATCATCGAAGGCATCCCCACCCGGGGCGAATACCCGCGCCGCAACATCCGCCACGCCACCGCCACCGCGATACTCACCATCAGGAAGGACATACCCCTTGCTGCCTGACCCAGAACCCACCCAGGACCTCCACTACCTCCAAGAACTCGGCGTGCCGGTCGAGAACATCGCCAACCGGATCGGCCGCACCGCAACCGCCGTTCGATACCATCTCAAAGAAGAAGCCGAGCAGATAGAGAACCAGCCATGAGCCGCCTGTGCGGGCTCGACGTCATCGTCAGTCCAGGGCTTCCCGGACCAGCCCCGTCCCTCGCCGAAGACACCGTCCGTCAGGTCCGGCACGGCCTCGCCAACGTCCTCGAATGGCTCGGCGAAGACGTCGGCCCGCTACCCGGGGCCAGGACACACATGATCCAAGCAGGCAACACCCTCTTCGTATCCACCGAACTCCACAACAAGCTGAAGGACCAAGGATGAGCGACGACGTCCACTTCTACGGCGGCCCCCTCGACGGCCAGACCCACCCAGCCAGTCAGGCTGAAGGCGCGGACTGGTACGAAGACGAGGCCACAGACAGCGGCTACACGCGAGCCAACCCGACGGCGTTCATCTACACCGGCCAGCTCACCAGCGCCATCGCCGCGGCGCCCGAGCCGTCCGCGCCGCCCGGGCCCCGCCCAGAAGTGACCGTGCACGGCACCAAGCTCATGACCCTGGGCCAGCTCGCCCAGTTCCTCGACGCCGCCCGCGCTGCCGGCTACCCCGAAGACCACGTCCCGCGGGTGATCAACTCGTTCGGCGGCCGGATCCGGTCGCTCACGGTCAAGGACTAAAACCGAACAAGGCGGGGCGTGTCGAATCTACGAAACAACTACTCACAGTAGACTGAACCTGTTGGCCCGCCCCACAGGAAAGTGACCGTTCGTATGCGCCGGATCTGCCCCGCCTGTTCTACCCGCACCCAGCAGGTCATCGACCCAGCCTGCATCATCTGCCACGGGCAAGGGCACATCACCCTCGGCGCCGCGGCCCTGGCCATCTACGAAGCCGACGTCGTCGCCGAAGCCGTGGCCATCACCCTGGAAGCCGCCGCGCGGGAAGCTGACCTGGCCCTGTCCCTCTCCGACGACAAGGTCGCCCCCGTCGTGGACGCCCTGGCCGTCATGGCCGCCGCCGGGATCATCCAGCACGCACCGGCCCTACCCGGCCACGGCGCCACCGTCACCAACATCAAGACAGCCCCGTCCCGCCGCCGCACACCCCGCCCCCTCACCGCCGGTGAGCAGCTCTGCTTCGACTTCACCGGACTCTGGCCCGAACCACAAGACCGCCGCGTCATCGCCGCAGCAAATCACATCTACAGCGAGCACGACCGACCCCACGCCCGCGGCCTCCCCACCATGAGCGCCGCCGGCCACCCCAGCCACCTGGCCCGCATCCTCGACCCCGCCGAACCAGGCACCAACACCCGCGCCGAAGCCCGGACACGGCGGCACAACCACCAACACGCCCAGGCACTCATCGAAGCCGGCCACACCGCCGCGAAACGCCGCACCAGAAAGAAAGCAGCCACAGCAGCATGACAACCATCGTTATGGTCGAGCACGACGGCGACGTCCTCATCGGCTACGACTCCCAACTCACCGGCGCCGACAAGACCATGTCCCCGGACGCGAAGGTGTTCGCGAACGGCGGGGCTGTCTACGGTGTAGGAGGGGTCCAGCAATACCGGAACGCCCTGCGCTACGCCTCCCTGCCGCTACCCAAGGACGACTCCGCCCAATGGGTGGAGCGCACCCTCGTCCCGGAGCTGCGTCGCATCTTCGACAAGATCAACCCAGCACGGGGAGCCAGCGACGTCATGCTCCTCGTGGCCGTCAATGGGACCGCGTTCGAGATCGACGGGCACCTCGCCTGGTACCGGAACACGGCCGGTGAATACTCGATTGGCACGGGCTCATTCTTCGCCCTCGGCGCACTCTCTGCCGGTGCCAGCGTGGAGGACGCCGTCACCATTGCCGCCACCCATGACCCCGGCACGGGCGGGACCATCCACGTGGCCACCGCCGACGCGCTTCTGACCGCCGCCGGCTACCGGGTGGCAGCACTCGAGGACGCCGCCTGATGGACGCCCTCAGTGAAGCGCTCGAACAGCTGATCAAGGGGCTGCAGCGGGAGCATACGCAGGCGGACTACGCGCTGGCTGGTCCCTGATCCTCGATGTATTTCGCCCAGCCGAATGTCAGGCGTCTCTCATCGAAGAACTTGCACTCAGGATTACTGCAGTGCGCCGGCATCACATCGAACTGACGGGCCATTCGGCCATTGATCACGTTCCGTTCGACCCTCTTGAGCGTGACTGGACTATCACACGTTCCACATACCCAAGCCATGAGGCCCCCTCTTCACGCGGGCGCCCCGGCAGAGCGCTCAGCGTGAGTCTACGCCTTGGTTGCGAGCCTTCCACGCGGCCGTGCGGCGACGACCCTTGTCCCAATCCTTGACCTGCGCGAGGTCCCAGACGGGTGAGTTCCCGATGGTCTTGATCGGCGCCGGCAGGTCCTTCCCTGTGGCGGCACCGTTGCGGCGGTTGCGGGCTGCCCGGGCCTGGTACGTGCGCACCGACGTCACCGGCACACCGAGGATCTCGGAGAGGTCAGCGTAACCACCGAAGTCTGTACTAATACTCATGACTCAACCGTAGCAACGCCACCGGACATCCCACCCGCCCAGACTCGGCATCGGCACTGTGAAACCATGACACGCCGCAATAACGCCACGACCGGTGCCAAGACCCTCACCGCCCAGGAACGCGACATGGCCGCGCTGCGCCGCCGCACCGACGACCCCGACGTGTCATGGCAGACCATCGCCGACGAATTCGGCTACGCCTCCCGTGGCGCCGCCTGCACCCAAGTCATGAAGCACCACCGCGCCGCCCAAAAAGAGACCAGCGACGAGTTCCGGGCCGCATGGGACGCCCAATTCAGTGTCGCCCTCGACGAGATCAAGGCCATCCTGGATGGCGCCTACCCGATCCCGGACTACCTCGAAGACGACGACACCATCGCCCTGATCGTCGAGGCCGTCAAGAAGGACGGGAAGCTGAAACTCGAGGCCATCGACCGGCTCGTGAAGATCAACGACCGCCTCGCCAAGATGCACGGCTTTGATTCGAGTGTAAAGATCGAAGCGACGGGCCCGGCCTTCACTGTCCTGGTCGACCCGGACATGCTGCCAGACGGGGCCACCGTTACCCGTGACGAAGACTAGGGCCTGGTCCTACCCGTACAAACCCACCGCCCGGCAGAAACAAGCCCACAAGTCCGGGGCTGATGAAACCCTGTTCGGTGGCGCCGCCGGCGGTGGGAAGTCCGAGTTCCTCCTCGGCTCCCTCGTCACCCTCTGCCTGCTCGTGCCCGGCGTGCAGGTGGTCGCGTTCCGGCGCACCTTCCCCGACCTGAAACGCTCCCTCATCCTCAAGCTCATGCCCAGGCTGCCGAAGCAGATCGCGAAGTACAACTCGCAGGACCACGCCTGGAACTTCGCCAACGGCTCCAGGTTGGAAATGGCGTACCTCAAAAATGAGAACGACATCTACAACTACCAGGGTGCCGAGTACGCCCTGGTTGCTTTCGACGAGCTGACCCAGTTCACCGAGGCCCAGTACAAGTACCTGCTCTCACGGGCCCGGGCCGGCGGCGACGTCCTCAAAAGGATGCAGCAGCTCGGCCTCACCCCGGCAGTGATTGCGACGGCGAACCCCGGCGGCATCGGCCACAACTGGGTCAAGACACGGTTCATCGACCCGGCCCCGCCCATGACCCTCTTTCAGTCCCCGGCCACGGAGGACGAGCCGGACCCCCTGACGCGCCGGTTCATCCCGTCGCTGATGACGGACAACCCGCACCTGGACCAGGACCAGTACCGGCGCATGCTCCAGGCCATGGACCCCGTCCTGCGCCAAGCCCTCCTCGAGGGGAACTGGGACATCCTCGACGGTGTCCGTTTCTCCCAGTGGCGGGCCGGCATCCATGTGATCAAGCCCGAGGACCTGCCGCTGAACATGCTGGGCGATGTCCGCTGCGTCGGCGTCGACTACGGCTTCTCCGCCCCGTTTGCTGCGGTGTGGATGGCGAAACTCGCCGACGGGCTCATCGTCGTCTACCGCGAGGCCTACGCCACCGAACTGACAGCCACCCAGCAAGCCCAGCTCATCCTCGACTCCGAAGCCCCGGGTGAGCGCGACGCCGGCCACCACATCCCCGTCGTCATGGACCCGGCCATGTGGCGCCGCAACGACTCCGCTGCGCACAAAACCCTCGACAAGGACGCGCCCCCGGTCGGCTCCCCCGCCCACGACTACCAGAAAGTCCTTGGCCAGCGACCGATCCGGGGCATGAACAGTCGCGTGAGCGGCTGGTCCACGGTCGATGAGAAACTGCGCGTCCGCGGCGACGGGCTCCCCCGCCTCCTCGTCTATGACACGTGCCGGGACTTCATCCGCACCCTGCCCTCCCTCCCCCGCGCCCGGACCAACCCCGAGGACATCGACACCCACGCCGAGGATCACATCGCGGACGCCTTCAGGTACGGGCTCCTGCAACTCGAGGGCAAGCGGGGCACAGGCGACTACCAGGAGCAGGTTCCGGCCTCCGCGGTCAGCACGCTCACCGCGGGCCTGTCCCCGGCGAACTTCTAACCCGTCCCACCCGCCCGGCCCCGGCCCCGTCATGGTGGGGCCATGGCCACAGCTAAACCGAACACCGCAGAGGCGGGGAACCCCGGCGGGATCATCGCCGTCGACAAGGGCTTCGTTACCGAGTCCCTGGAGCAGAACGATGCCCTGAAATTCCCGCAAAGCATCCCAGTGTTTGACCGGATGCGGTCCACCGACTCCCACGTCGGCAGCGTGCTGCGCGCCATTCAGCTGCCCATCATCGGCGCCCGCTGGGACTTGCAGGTCGACGACGTCCGCCCCGAGGTGGAAGCCCTGGTCAGGTCGGAGCTGGGGTTGTCGAAGGAAGGGAAGATTAGGCAGCGCCGCCGCCGGCAGGGCATCGTCTGGACAGACCACGTCCGCGACATTGTCGGCTCCGTGCTGTGGGCGGGGTTCATGCCGTTCGAGCAGGTCTATGAGGTCGCCCCGCCCCTGCCGGGTCAGGAGACGCTCGGCCTGAAGTCGGTGGTGCACCTGCGCAAGCTCGCACCACGCCTGCCCCAAACCATCACCAGCATCGGTGTGGCCAAGGACGGCGGACTGGACCACATCATCCAAACCGGTCTCGACGCGTCCAAGGACCTGAAAATTCCGGTGGCCAACCTCGTCTTCTACGTCCTCGACAAGGAAGGCGCCGACTGGTCCGGCCGGTCCATCTTCCGGGAGGCCTACAAGAACTGGAAGATCAAAGACACGCTCATCACCCTGGACGCGCAGATTGCTGAACGCAACGGCATGGGCATCCCCGTCGTCACCTACACCGACGAGGCCAAGGAAGGGGCCGCGTTGAAGGTCGCGCAGGACCTCCGCGCCGGGTCCACCGCCGGCGTCGCCGTCCCGGCCGGGGTTACCGTCGAGATCCTCGGCGTCACCGGGTCCACCGTGGACTTGCTGCCCAAGATCAAGTACCACGATCAGGAGACCAGCCGCAAAGCCCTTGCCATGTTCCTGGACCTCGGCCAAGACAAGGGCGCCCGGTCCCTGGGAGACACGTTCGTGACGCTGTTCATCAAGTCCCTGCAGTCCGTCGCTGACCTGATCGCGGAAACGGCGACCGAGCATGTGATCCGTGACCTGGTCGAGTTCAACTTCGGCCCGGACGAACCCTACCCTGTCCTGACCCCGGGCGATCTGGCCTCCAATGAGCCTGTCTCTCCGGAAACCCTGAAGCTGCTTGTGGACGCCAACCTGATCACCCCGGACGACGCCCTCCAGGCGCGCATGAGGGACCGGTACGGGCTGCCCACAGCCGAAGCGAAAGCCGCCAGTGCCGGGATGACTCCGGCCGAGTTGACCGACCGCGTCACCGCCGCGACCTCACTTTTCCGGGCCGGTTACGAACCAGCCGCGGCCCTCGTCGCCGCGGGCCTGGACCCGATCCAGCACTCCGGCCTGCTCCCCATCACGCTCAAGGAGCCCGGCGCCACCACACCAGGCACGCCCGGGACGCCAACGGCCGCGGCCAGTGCCGATGTGCAGTTCACCAGGCTCATGGAACGCTACATGCAGCTCCGGGGCACCCCCGATGCCTGAACCGGGCATGGAGCAGCTGCTGGCGGCCGCGGAGAAGCGCGTCTTGCTGCGCGAGCTGGAGCAGATGGTCATCGATGAGGAAGTGAAGGCCGGACTGTCCATCCCGGGCGCCGTCCGGCCACTCTTCGCCCATGAGGTCGGCGCGCAAGTCCGGTTCGCCGAACTCGACAGCGCCGAACAAGAGGCCGTGAAGGAAGTTGAGGACGTTTTCACCTGGCTGGACGCGGTCATGGTCGCCGGGATCGTCGGCGCGTTCCGGGCCGGGAAAACCTACACGGCCGCGACGGCCGCCGACGTCTTCATCGGGCTCGCGGCAGCCCAACCACGCCCCGTCCGCCGGGCTGTGAAGTCCGCCATCGGGAAGCTCGCCCTGATCCTCGCCAAGGCCCACACCACGGCGGGCAAGATCGTGCTGGCCGAAGCCGCCCGGCAAGGCGTCACCGACCTGCCGCCGGCCCCACCCATCAACCCTGCAAAGTTCCGGGGTGACGCCGCCGCCGCGGCCGCCTACCACTGGCCCCGCCTCACCCACGCCGTGGCCAAAGACGTCCTGCAACCCGGGGCGGAGGACATCACCCGGGACACCATCACCAAGACCGCCGAGAAAGTCGGCACCGCCGGGGCGCAGGACACCGCCAAGCAAGGAGTCCACCACGCCGGCGGGACCGGACGGACCGACACGGCCAACGAGCTGCCCATCGACAAGATATGGGCCTCCGAACTCCTCGACGGACAAGGATGCGACCTCTGCGGGGCCATTGATGGGCAAGAATACGACACCCTGGCCGACGCGCTCCTGGACTACCCGCATGGCTACATGGATAGCTGCCGAGGCGGGGCCCGCTGCCGCGGCACGTTGGTCTTCCAGTACAAAGTGGCCTAACACCACACCCGTCCCACACGGCCAACCGCACCGCGACCATGGTGCGGGTATGGGAAAACTTGCCACTGTCAAAGACGTGCCACTGCTGAAGGTCGGCACCTGGGATGCGTCCACCGGGAAAGCGTCCGTCACCGAGGAAGACCTCCAAGAGATCCTCGACGCCTACTCCTCCGGTGAAGTCGATCTGCCGGTGATCAAGATTGGCCACCTCGACCCCCGCTTCATCGACCCGGCGCAGGACGGTGAACCGGCGTACGGGCAGGTATCGAACCTGCGCACGATCGACGACGGGAAGACCCTCGTCGGCGACTACATCAACGTCCCCGAGGAACTCGCCGGGAAGCTGGTGTCCGCGTACCCCAACCGGTCTGTGGAGTTCTTCCGCGGCGTGAAGCTCAAGGACGCGGCCGGGAAGGTACTGAAGACATTCAAAGTCGTCCTCACCGCCGTCGCGTTGCTGGGTGCGACGATGCCGGCCGTGATGGGGCTCGGCGACGTGCACACCGAGTTCAAGGCCGCGGACACGGACGGCGCTTTTGCTCTCTCCGCCCATCAGTTCGGGTTCCCGGGCGGCCTCACCGGCAACGCGCTGCGTGAAGCCCTGGACGGTGCACTGCAGGCGGCCTTGAAGGACGCGGCAGGGGGTGACGTGCCCGAGTGGGGCTTTGAGGTGTGGGTCATGGACTACGACGACGCCAGCATCTGGTACCGCAACGGAGGCGTCATCTACGAGCGCGGATACACGATCACCGATGGTGCCGTGACCCTCGCGGACACGGTCACCCCGGTCGCGGAGGAGCGCACCTTCAAACCGATCGGAGCGCCCGAGGCGGCGCCAGCTGGTGCACCCGGCGCGGACACGGGCGCCGTCCCACCCGCCACCGCGGCATCGGCTGAACCTACCAATGACAGCACCCCCCGGGGTGACAACAGCAATCGAACGAAGGACACACCCACTGTGGACATCATTGCCAAGCTCCGGGAGCTTTTCGGCCTTCCCGCTGACGCCGACGACCAGACCATCCTTGACGCCGTGACCGCGGCGAAGACCGCCGAGGACGCCGCCACCGCCGCTGCAGCCGCCGGCGCCGAGGGCGGGGAAGGCGGGACCGCCGCATCCGGCGCCGTCGAGCCGACCGACTCCGTCACGGTCTCCGCCGTCGCGTTCTCCAGCCTCCAGGACACCGTCCAGAAGCTGGCCGCCCGCAACGAAGCCCTGGAAAAGGCTGCGACGGAAAAGCGCCGGGACGAGATCATCGCCACCGCCCTCTCCGAAGGCCGCCTCACAGCCCCGGAAACCGCCTCGTGGCGCTCGGCCCTGGATTCGTCCGAGGACACCACCGTCGCCCTCCTGGCGGCCCGCACCCCCGTCTTCTCCACCGTCGAACTGGGCCACGCGTCCAGCTTCAACGCCGCCGGGGAAGCCCACGCTGAGGCCCTCACGGCCGCAGAAGACCGCATTTTCGGAATCTGCTAAGGAGCCCAACACACCATGCCCAAGAACACTGCCATCCCCTTCTTCCAGGCCGGCCCCTTCACCGGCACGCCCACCGCTGACGTCACCGGGAAACGCTTCGTGAAGTACGCGCCCGGCGGCAAGGGCGGCGCCCCGAAGATCGCCCCTGCCACCGCGAAGCTGGCCGTCGCCGGCGTCGCCGCCCACGACCAGGTCACCGGCGTGGGCGTGAGCGTCGAAACCGACGGGGTCGTGCCCGTGACCGCCGGTGAAGCCCTGACCGCAGGTGACAAGGTCGCCGCCGGAACGGACGGTGTCGCCATGAAGGCCGTCGCCGGTGACGTCGTCGTCGGCACGGCCACGGTCGAGGCCGCGATCAACACCGACGCCCCCATCCGCCTGTCCGTCTAGGCCACCAAACCTTCTTACCGAAAGCGAGAACCACCGTGGGCAACTACCCCGCAGGCCAGGTCAACATCAACGTGGCCGACTTCCTCAAGAATCCGTCCCGCGTCGAGCGCGTCGTCCGCGACCTGACGAAGGACAAGACCATCGCCGACTACGCCTTCGGCCAGGGCGATGCCAAGGACGGCGCCGTCATCTATGACGAAGTCATTGGCGAGGCCGAACAGGCCGACCGCGACGTCGAAGTCATCGCGCCCGGCGCGAACTTCCCCGAATTCGGGGTCCTCGACGAAGAGCAGAAGATGGCGAAGGTCGACAAGTACGGCGGCCAGTCCTTCCTCACCTTCGAAGCCGTCCGCCGCAACGACGTCGACACGCTGAACAAGCGCCTGCAGATCGTGAAGAACCTGATCATCAAGCGCGTCAACAAGGTGTCGGTCAACGCTCTGGTGAACAACCAGAACATCAACCGCATCACCACCGCGGACACGTGGGACGCCGTCGGCTACGACGCCCTCGCCGACATCTTCCTCGGCAAGGCCCGCATCGACGACGCCGAGATGGGGTACACGGCCGACCTGGTCCTCGCCAACCCCAACGATGTCCAGAAGTACCTGCTGGGCAACAAGTCGATCCGTGAGCAGCTGCCGCGGGAATCGAAGGACCTCAACCCGGTCCTCTCCGGCGACCTGGACGGCCTGTGCGGGGTCGAGTGGATCAAGTCCTCCTCTGTCCCGGCGGGCAAGCTCTACATCGTCAACAAGGGCATCTCCGGCTCGGTGCGTGACGAAGAGGGCGGCGTGAAGACGAACGTCTACGACGAGAACAAGAACCAGCGCACGTACATCCAGGGCTGGCGCTCCATCGTTCCGATCATCACGGACCCGCTGTCCGTGGTCGAACTGACCGGCTTCGCGGCCTAGCATCGTGGCCGCCAAGCGAGGCGGGCCCCGGAAGGCACCCTCCACAACGACCCCCGCGGTTGTTGTGGAGGGTGCCACCGCATCCCCCGCAGAAAACCAGGACACCACCATCCCCGAGAGCGTGCAGGAGACCCCAGTGGTTGCAGAAAACGCAACAACTCCCACCGTGGAGGAAACACAGACAACCGTGGACCTGCTCCAGGCTGTCGCCGGCGCCGTCGAGGAAGGCACTAAGGGCGAGGAGGCCCCCGAGAGCGTGCAGGACACGGCCGCCGGCCGTCTCGCCGCCCTCGCCGCGCTCACCGGCGCACCGTCCACCCCGGCACCGACCCCCGCCATCGCCCTGGACGTGGAGCCAACCGGTGTGGAGGAGACGTGGGCCGACGGCGACTGCGAACTCGTCACGGGCGTCGTGACGTTCGCCGTGTTCCAGGCAGTCGTCGGCGGCCGCGTGAAGCAAGCACGCAAGGGCACCACCCTGCACGCCACCGAGGCTGTCATGGCCCGCGGTGAACGCCTCGGCGCGATCGTGAGGACCGTCTAGCCGTGGCCGATCCCACCACACCGGAGACGTGGGGTGTCAGTGTCGATCAAGTCACGGCACTGGCACCCCACGTCACCATCACCCAGGCCGACCCTGCACCGGGCGGGGAAGACACCGCGTGGGCGGGGACCGCGCAGGCGCAGGTCAGCGCCACCCAAGTGACGTCCTGGATTGGTGATGTGGCCGCCCGGGTCAGTCTGCGCATCCACCGCCGCACCCTGGTCACCGACCCCGTTATGACGGCGACCATCGCCGCCGCCGCGCACGACCTCGTCCTCAACGGCGCCGGGTCCTACCTGGTCGCCGCCGCGTTCCCCGCCAAGGCCGGGACCAACGACAACACCAACTACTCCGCGGAACTGTGGCGGCGCTTCACCGAGGGCCTGAACGAGCTCGACACGGCCGTCGACGAATGGCTCACCGACAACCCCGGCGGGGCAGGCCCGGACACCGGCGCCATTGTCGGCTCCTTCCCGGAACCGCGCTTCGCCGACGACATCGCCTGGTAGCCGACAATGGCGACGGTTGTTTTCAAATTTGACGGGCTCGAATCCTTCGCGCTCACCCTCGACCGGTTTCGGGAGAACATCCAGGACGCGTTGCCTGCGTTCGAGGCGATGGCCGACCACCAGGCTGCCGTCAACACCAAGCAGTACAACAGCCGCGGCGGGTACGCCTCCGGTGGGTGGGCGCCACTGTCCCCCGCCTACGCGGCCTGGAAAACGAAGCACCACCCGGGCAAGCCGCTCATGGAACTCTCCGGCGACCTGCGCGACTCCCTGGTCAAGCGCCCGTTCGGCATTGACGAGGTCACCGGGCAGGGCATGGTCATCGGCACACAGGTCTCCTACGCCTCCTACCACCAGCACAGCACCCCGACCATGCCCGCCCGGCCCCTCTTCGGTGAGCCCCAGGGCGTGGACACGAAGGTGTTCGCGAAAATCCTCCAGTCATGGATCGTTAAAGGAACGGTGAACGTCTGACATGCTCGGCGCAGAAGGCGTAGCAACCGCCATCCTCCAAAAACTCGAGACACGGCTGCCGGCGAAGGTCACCGAATTCCGGACCCGCTACGGCACCACCGCGGCGGCCCTGCCCATGCCGGCCTCCCTGTACTCCACCGAGGTCGATGTCCTCTCGGTCGACAAGTATCCGGCCATCATCGTCACCACCGTCGACACCACCGGCAGGATCGGCAACCGGCAACTGCAGGGCACCGGCGAAGTCGACGTCTACCAGTACAAGTACCGGATGCGGGTCTTCCTCTACGTCACCGGCACCGACCACGGCCCAACAGACCTGCTGCGCAAACGCTATGCCCTCGCCGCCCGCGAAGTCCTCCTCACCAACCTCGTCCTCGTCGACGCCGACGGCCAGTACGCGCTCCTGGAGCCCAACACGGTCAAGGAATCCTATTCGGACGTCGCCACGAACCAGGCCCAGCTCCTGTTCGCGGGCGTGTACGTCGAGTTTGAGGTCACCACGGCCGAGTCCCTGGCCGCCTGGCCGGAACCGCTTCCTGGCGATGTGGAAATTGTCGCCGATGTGGGCGTCATCCCCGCCGGCATGACAGGCGTGAATCCGTGACACAGCATCCCGTCCCACCGCACCCGGGCACGCCCGGCCACTCTCAAACCATGAGCGCAATGACACGGGCCCACAACCCCGCCCCCCATGAGGTCGTCGTCGACAGTGAAGGCCACATCCTCCCCGGCCACACCACCATGACGATCAACCCCACGGACAAGGTCACGGGACGGCTGATCCTGGCCGAACGCCTCGTCATTGTCCGTGACCCCGCCCCCGCACCGCCCCCTGCGGATGTGGTGGCGCCCAAGACCCGCAAGAAATCCGCACCAGCCATCCCGGCTGTGGCCGAGGACGGAGAGTAACCCCCATGACTATCGGTGTAGAAGTAACCACATCCCTGCGCAGCGGCCCCACGAACAACGGCGCCCTCTCCGGGCGGCTCCACGTCGCCGGGCTGACGGAACGCGGCCCCGTCGGACCCGGCGTCCTCGTGACCTCCCTCTCCCAGTACGAGGCGGTCTTTGGCGGCCGGACCGCGTACTCCTCCTCGCTGTACGACACGGCCCGCACGTTCTGGGAGGAAGGCGGAGCCGAACTCATCGTCTCCCGCACCGTCGGCCCGACCGCCGGCAACGGGCAGATCATCCTCAAGGACACGCTCGACGTCGACACGGTCAAGATCGAGGCTTCCCAGCCGGGCGCGTTCTCCACCGAACTGTCCGTGCAGGTCGACACGACCGGGTCCACGTACAAGGTCACCCTGTACCGGGGCCTGGACGTCATCGGCACCTATGCCGGTCTGGACTCCCCCGCCGCCCTGGTCGACGCCCTCCGCAACAACACCAGTGTGCGGGCGACGGATCTGCTCTCGGACACGGCCGCGCCCGGAAACCTGCCCGTCACCACGGTCAAATCGCCGCTATCCGCCGGGACCGACGACCGCGCCAGCGTCACCGCCGCCAGCATCGGCGCCGCCCTCGACGCCGCCGGCGAATTGGGCGCCGGCGGTGCCGTCGCCGCACCCGGCTTCCCGGCCGACGTCATCGGCGCCACCCTCCTCGCCCATGCCAAAGCCAAGGGCAAAATCGCGCTGCTCGCCGGGGAAGTCGACACGTCCAGCGCGCAGGTCATCGAAATGGCCACGGCCCTGAACACGTCCGGCGGCGAATACGGGGGCATCTTCCACCCCCACCTGATCATCCCCGACGGCTCCGGCACCCGCACGATTTCCCCGGAAGGGTACGTGGCCGCCGTCCGGGCCCGAGCCCACCTGGAGACCGGTTTCTGGCAGGCCCCTGCCGGCGACCGGGCCCGCACCCGCTGGGCCCTCGGCACAGTCACCACCGTGGATGTGGCCGCGAACAATATCCTCGCCGACGGCCTCGTCAACGGGATTGTCACCACCGGAACCAGGGTGCGCCTGTACAACTGGGCTTCCCTCGCCGCCGACCAGGAAAACTTGGCGCTCCTGTCCTCCCGCGACGTCCTGAACTCCCTGTCCATCCGGCTCGCGGACGCGATGGAGCCGTTCGTGTTCGCCGCGATCGACGGGAAGGGCTGGCTGCTGTCCAAGGTCGAGTCCGCCGCCGTGGGTGTCCTGGACCCGGTCGCCCGCGCCGGCGGCTTCTTCGCCCTCGAGGCCGATGGGGAGGAGATCGACCCCGGCTACAGCGTCGTCGTGAACTCCACCAATAACACCGTCGATTCCCTGGCGAAGAACCAGGTCCTTGTCTCCGCCGCGGTCCGGCTCGCCCCGATGGCCGCACTGATCAACGTCGACATCGTCAAGGTCGCCGTCACCGCCACCGTCTAAACCACCCCACCAACTAAAAGAGGAGGAGTCGCCGTGACTCTTGCAACGAAACGCCAATTCATCGTCTCGGTGGCCGGGATCACCGGCAACTGGGAATCCACGTCCGGCGGTGACATCACCGCACCCTCCACGAAGGTCTACGACGGCGGCTCGGACCGGCCCACCATCCTGGGCGGGCTGCCGGAAACATCCGACCTCGAAGTCACGCGCACTTTCGACCCGAACCGTGACGAAGCGATCCTCGCCCAACTGCGCAAATCGGTGGGGCGCGGCCGGTTCACGCTCACGAAGCAGGCCACGGACGCGAACCGGGTCAAGGTCGGCAAGCCCACCACCTACTCCAACGTGCTCCTGGTCGGGATGACGGAGCCGGAACATGAGGAAGGGTCCTCGGACGCCTCCCCGGTGAAACTGACCTTCGCCACCGCCGGCGCCGCATAGGCGCCCCCTTAATTGTCCCCGCCCTCTCGTGGGGTTGGGCGGGGCAAACCAGTGGGACGGGTGGTCCGTAGCTAGTCGCAGCACAGCGTTGCTGGACACACGCACCCGTCCCACATCCACGCCCGGCCCCGGGCGACCCTGCAAGAGAGACGGCCACCCACCCCGGGCGGCCCACGAGCAGAGCAGGACACAAACCCCATGAGTGAAACCACGTTCGGCGGCTACGGCACAGAAACCGCCACCAACACCACCCCCAACTCCGCGACCCCTGACGCCGGGCTGTCGATCTTTGACGAACTCCTCGCCGAGGCCGACACCGAGCAGGACTTCACCGAAACCTTCGCGATCCGCGGCCGCGACGGCTGGACCGCCTCGTTCTCCACGGACTTCGGCTCCCGCGACATCAAGCGCTGGGCGAACCTCGGCCAGGGCAAGCGCAAGCGCGTCCAGGACGCCGACCAGCGCCTCATCGCCGGGTCCTGCATCGTCGAGCAGAACAACGGCCTGTACAAGAACGGCGTCCAGGCCTTCGACTCCCAGGGCGACCCGCTCACGTTCCGCCACCAGGCCTTCATCGACGCCTACGCCAAGGACGCCTTCGTCAAAACCGCCATCGACGCGGTCGTGAAGTTCATGGGCGAAGGGCAGATGTTCTCCATGAACGCGAGCCTCTACGAGCTCGCCGGGTTCGGTGACGATGTGACCCCGGTGGACCCTACCAACGGCTAGCCGACCGGCTAGCCGACTCCACCACCTTCCAGTATTGGGCGGTTGTCGCGCACACGCTCCGCCTGGACCCCGTGACGGTGATGGAGGAAACCAGCGAGAACCGGATGGGGATCCGGGCAGGTGCCGCCAAGGTGATCTGGGCCAGGCAGAAACAAGAAATCAACGACATGAAGGCCAAATAAATTGAGGGGTGCCGGTGGCTACTGAAGAACGGGTTGTCCTTGTAGCGCAACTCCAGGACGAGCTCTCGGCACCCCTCAACACCGCCACCAAAGCCGTTGACGAACTCTCCCAGGCCACGGAACGGGCCCGCGGCGCGAACGGCCGGTTCGTCCGGACTGTGCAGCAGACCGCGGCGTCCACGGACAAGGCGCGGGACGCGTCCGGCCGGTTCGTGAAGACCATCCAGCAAGTCACAGGCGAGGCAGACGCCTCGACGAAGACCGTGGGCCGGATGGGGCGGGCGATCCAGCAAATCACCAACCCCATCCGCTCCGTGGCCGGGTCCGTGCGCAGCGGCATTTCGGCGCCGTTCGTGGCCGCAGGCAACGCGGTCCGGTCCTCGGCGTCCCGCATAGGGGCGATGATCCCGAACTTCATCAGCAAGCCCTTCACCGCGGCTGGGCAGGCCGTTGGACGGGCAGCCTCGTCCATGGTCTCCGGCATCGGCTCCAGCTTGTCCAAAATTGGTGGACTCGCTGCCAGAGCCGGGCAGTCATTGGCAACCGGAATCGCGAACGGCGCCAAGGAGGCTGCGAAATCCGTTGCGCTCATCGGAACGGCCGTAGTCGGAATCGCCCTAGCATTCGGCATCTCAGCAGCCAAGGCCGGCCTTGCCTACAACGTCCTGGGCCAAACCTCCAGGGCATCCCTGACGACGCTGCTCGGGTCTGCGAAAGCCGCCAACGAACAGATGGCCAAGCTTGACGAATTCGCCTCAAAGAGCCCGTTCGACAAGGCGCAATTCATCAAAGCTCAGACGCAGATGATCGGCTTCGGCATCGCCACCGAAAAGGTACTTCCAGCCTTGGGCGCCATCCAAGACAGCATCGCCGCCGTGGGTGGATCTGGTGACGACATCACGTCCATCGCAGACACCTTCTCCAAGATCCAATCTGCCGGAAAGATTACGGGCGAGGACCTCCAATCCCTGGGTGGTTACGGCATCAACGCAGCCCAACTGCTGGCAACGGAGTTCGGGACCACTGCCGCTTCCATCAAGGCCGACATTAGCTCCGGGGCCATTGATTCGGAGAAAGCCATTGACGGGCTTACGTCGGCCATGACGAAGAAATTCGGAGGCGCCGCAGCCAACGTCAAGAAGACATGGCTTGGAGCGACAGACCGAGTGAAGGCAGCACGGCGCGCGATCGGGTCGGCGCTGCAGGAGCCATTCGTTTCTGAAAAGGGCGGCGGCAAGGCCGTCCCCTGGGCGAATGACCTGGCCGACATCCTCCGCAATCTAGTTCCGCTCGTGGGCGCACTATCGTCAGCATTCGCGAATTCAATCGCACCGACCGTGGATTTTGTTCTTGGTCGATTGAAAGCGCTGGCCGCGGCCTTCAAAATGGACGGTGCCCCGGAAGCAATCATCGCCCTGCTCAAGGGCGAATTCACGCCTGCGTTGCGCAATGCCTTTCATCTCGAGGAAGACTCCGGTGTCGTCCGCCTGATCATGGGCATCCGGTCCGGCCTTGAGGCCATCAAGCCCCTGTTAGGTCCAATCATTGGTGCCGTGGTTGCCTTCGGTGGAGCCGGGCTCGCTGGCATGCTGGGCCCGTTCGGGAAATTTATTCCGGTCCTGAACCCCGTACTCGGCATCTTCCTTGGTCTGGTGGCATCTTCAAAATCACTGCAATCCGCCTTGGGCGATGCATTCAAGTCGTTGATGCCGGTGCTCGAGTCGCTCCTGACGGCGCTGCAGCCCGTGATTGGGATGGTCAAGAATTTCGCCGAGAGCTTTACTCTCCAGCTGGCCCCGATCATTCCCGTTGTGGCAGGGTTGATCGGGTCGCTTCTCGGCACTGTCACCTCCCTCATTCCGGTCCTTCTGCCGGTCGTGCAGGCCATCCTCGGCGTGGCCATCGCCCTAGCGCAGGGCCTGACACCGATCCTGCCCGTCGTCGCCGCACTGATCACCACCGTCGTCGGTGTCGTCGCGTCCCTGATCCCGGCCCTGATGCCCGTCATCATGCTGGTCGTCGACTTGGCCCGGAATCTGATCAGCGCGCTCCTGCCGGTGATCCCGCCGATCATCGCGATTTTCACCCAGCTCGTGGGCATGGCGGCCGGTCTCCTGATCCCGATATTGACCGCGATCCTCCCGCCGGTCATGAGCCTCATCGGCGCGCTCATGCCGCTGGTCCCCGCGGTCATGGACATCATCATGATCTTCGTCCAACTTATCTCCGCCGTCCTGACGCCCCTCATGCCACTGGTCACGATGATCGCGAACCTGCTGTCCACCGTCCTGGTTGCGTCCCTGAACATCCTCATGCCCATCGTCGGCTTGCTGGTGGGCGCCTTCGTGAAACTGGTCGACTACCTGAAGGGCCCGCTCGGTGCGGCGATCGACTGGATTTCTGGACTGTTCAAGGGACTGTCTGACCTGATCAGCCCGATCCTCGACGGCATCGGGAAGGTCGCCGGCGCTATCGGTGGCGGCGTCGGCAAGGCCCTCTCCGGCCTGAAGGGCATGCTCGGGCTGGCCGGGGGCGGGATCATCGGCTATGCCGGCGGCGGGACCGTCCTGGGCGGGTACGCGCCCGGCGTGGACAGCATCCCGGCCATGCTGTCCCCCGGTGAGTCGGTGTTGGTACCGGAAGCCACCCGGGCGATCGGCCCGGCGAACATCCTCGCCATCAACCACGCCGCGTCCGGCGGCCGCGCACCCGGGTCCACGGGCGGATTCACCCGGTCCGCGCCGCCCCAGCTCCCGGCGCCGTCCAGCGGCGGCGGGGTCGGTGTCATGGTCACCGAGGGCGCCGTGCAGGTCACCGTGGTCGCCCAGCCCGGACAGTCCACGGAGGACATCGGCGAGGCAGTGGCCGAAGAAGTCGAGAAAGTCTTTGAAGAGATGAAGCGGAGGGGGTACTGAGTGGGTGCCGTAACCATCCTGGTCAACAAGCCAGCGACGAAGCAAACCATGAAGTTCACGACGGACGACGGGTTTACCGGGTCCATGCACAGTACGCCGTCGCAGTTCTCGTTCACGGACGTCCCGAATTTCGGGCAGGTCGAGCGCGAAGGGAAACAGACGATCACCCGCATGGTCTCCCGCGGCCTCAAGACCCTCTCGTTCAGCCACACGGTGGCGGCCCTGGACTATCAGGCGTCCATTCAGGACGTCGTGACCCGGTTCACGAACACCACGCGCCGCGGGACGCGTGTGCGCTTCACGGGCGGCTCCGGACCGTTCATGCAGCCGTGCTGGTGGTTCATCAAGGACATGAGTGTGAGCGTCGTCCAACTGGCGCTGAATAATGAACCGTCCCGGGTGGAAATCAGCTGGTCCCTGGAGGAGGCCGTCGACGTGACGGCGAACATCATCAAGCCGAAACCGGTGGTGAAGAAGCCTGTCTCCAAGACCCCGCCCCGCCCCGTGGCTGCCCCGGTGCGGACGTACAAGGTGGTGCCCGGTGACACGCTCTGGGGCATCGCCCTGCGGTTCTGGCGCAACGGCGCCCGCTGGCCGGAGATTTTTAACGCGAATCGCAATGTGATCAAGCAGCCAAATCTCATCTTCCCTGGCCAGGTTTTTCGGATTCCGGGATAGCCCATGGCCACCACACTCAACAAGAACATGCTCATGAACATCAGGGTCACGGGCAAGGGCCTGCAGGCCGACCTCGTCGACTCCTGCACCAAGGCGACGTTCTCGACCGCCTGCGACGCTGTCACGGAAATGTCCCTGACCTTCCAGGACTCCATGGATCTGGCCATCTTCCGCTCCGGAGTGCTCGCTTCCGGCGCGACGGTGTCCTACGGGGGCTGGTCGATGGTCGCCCGCACCCAGGACCTCGCATCGGGGAATGCGGGCCCGCAGCTCACGATCAAGGCGCCCAGCCTGTTTGTGGAGCGCCTGCGCGGACAAGTCGGGGAGAAAGCCTGGGGCCGGGTGGACGTGTCCGCCTGGGTTGCCGGGGTGGCCGCCGGGGTGGGCATGAAAACACTGGTCCAGCCGGGCCTCGGCCAACAGACGCTGGTGCGGGCGAAGCCCGAGGGGGACAACCGTGAATCAACCTGGGACGTCCTCACGTCGGCCGCCACCCAGGCCGGGGTATGGCTGTTTGAGTACGGCAACATCCTCGTGTTCGCGAAACCGTCATGGCTGATCAAGACGACCTGGGCGCGGCGCTCCTGGGACCTCTGGTGGGACAACTGGTCCTCCTATTCCGACGGCATGGGCGGGATGCCGAAGTACTCGAAGGACCCGAACAGCAACCCGGGCGAGACCCTCACCGTCAGGTTGGTGTCTCCCGACGCCGACCAGGCACGCCCGGGGGACGCCGTTGTCCTCACCGGGAAAGCAGTTGGGGCGATGAAGGGGACGTGGATTGTGAAGTCCGTGGACTACCCCATGACCGTAGCCGGCGCCGTCACCCTCGCCTGCGTCCGCCCGGTTGACCCGACGATCCCGCCGGAAGGCACCGCCGAGAAGTCCACGGCCACGGGCGGCACCAAGACCGCACAAGCCGCCACGGCCGGGTCCGCCGCCGTGGACCGGTACGTTACTTCCGTCAACGGCAAGAGCATCGATGTGGATGGGGCGTACGGGGCGCAATGCGTGGACCTCGTCCAGCACTACTTCACGAATGTGGTCGGCGGCGGCAATGTGTTCGGCAACGGCAAGGACTGGTACAACAACTCCACGGCCCTCGCCGCGTGCACACAGGTCGCCGCGGGCGCTGCGGCCAGGAAGGGCGACATTGCCTGCTACGGGCCGTCCCACGGCGGCGGGTACGGGCACGTCGCCATCGTCCTGGACGATCTTGGCGGATCCTTGAAGACTCTCACCCAGAACCCGGGCCCGGCACACATTGAGAACCTGGGGAAGGCCGGCCTGATGGGGTACCTGCGACCGAAGAAGGCGTTGACATGATCTGGGCGTGGCTGATGATCGGGCGTGTGTCCCGGCTGGTGTCGGACCTGCGGGAGCCGGACCACGCGGACAATACCCTGGCCGAGTATGAGGGCGCGCCGTTGATGGTGGCCGAGGCGATAGGGCAGGCCGTGGCTGCCTGGGATGTGTGGCTGCCGCTCACCGATCAGGCGCTGGCCGGGGTGCTGGCCCGGGACGGGAAGCGCGTGCCGGTGGCTGGTGCGCCGTCGGGCGCCGTGGTGCAGCTGGCGGACGGGCGGCTGGGGCTGGTGGTGCCGGTCGGGGTGGTGGAGTCGTACGGGCCGGGCCTGTGCGTGGTCCCTCCCACCCCGGGCCGGTACGTCGCGGCATGGTTGGTGCCTGGTGTCGCCTACCTGGAAGGACTGACTGTATGAGCGCGTTCAAGGACGCCATGACCGGCAAGGGCCGGCCCACGACCGTCACCGAGGGCCCGGCGTTGTGGCGCGGGGAGGTCGTCGAGGTGCTGGCCACGGGGCTGGTGTGGGTGATGATTCCGCGGATGGCCGGAACGGATCCTGTCGGCCCGATCAACGCGACCCCGCCGGGCCTGGTCCCGGGCGACCGGGTCATCGTGGGGGCCGTGGGTGGGGACGTGAATGACCTTTTCGTGCTTTCGCGGGCGGCCGCGCCGGCCGAGGGGCCACCCGCCTGGGAGGATGTCACAGGCAAGCCGTCTGTATTCCCGCCGGCGGCGCACACGCATGACTGGGGGGACGTCACCGGCACCCCGGCAACCTACCCTCCGTCCGCGCACTCCCATGTGGTGGCTGATGTGGTCGACTTCCCAGCGACGATGCCGCCATCGGCCCACACACACCCGTGGGAGCAAGTCACAGGCAAGCCGACCACGTTCCCGGCCGCCCCGCACACCCACGTCTCCACGGACCTGGCCGATGCAACCGCGACAGGCCGGAGCCTCCTTACGGCCACGGATGCCGCCACGGCACGCGTGGCGATCGGTGCGGGGACATCCAGCCTCGCCTTGGGCACGACGGCGGGCACGGCCATGCGCGGCGACAAAGCCTTTTCGTACGGGGAAATCACCGGGCTCGTCCCCACAGCCGCGCTCCCCCCGCTGGCCGTCATCGAAACCTACACCGTCAACTCACAAGCAGAAATGCTCGCACTCGATGCGCAGCGCGGCGACGTTGCCATCCGCACCGACTCCCTACGCACCTTCGTCCTTTCGGCCGACACCCCCACCGTCCTAACCGCGTGGAAAGAGATCATGGCCGCGGGCCAAGTCACCTCCGTCAACGGCAAAACCGGCACCGTCTCCCTGACCAAAGCTGACGTCGGACTCGGATCCGTGGACAACACCACCGACGCCAACAAGCCCGTCTCGACGGCCACCCAAACGGCCCTCAACGGCAAAGCAAATGTTATCCATACCCACGACATAACCGCCATTATCAGCGGCACGATGGATTGGGCCAGAATGCCCGTGCCAACAAGCATTCCCACCAACGTCAATTTGGACACCTTTACCAACACGCAAACCTGCGTCCGAGAATTCGGGTCAGGCGCCACCATAGCATTGAACTATCCAGCCGACGGGCTTCCCGGTCTACTTGAAGTCGCCAGTCTCGGCCTATCCGTCTACCAGCGATACACCGCCCGCGGAGACGCTCCAAGAGCCATCTACACGCGGGGAAAATATGACGGAACCTGGTATCCGTGGGTGAAATACACCGGCGTCTAAACTCCAAAATTGAGACATAGCCGCCATTATCGGAATCTTGCCCTGGGCGCAGCATCCAGGCCCGATTACCTTGGCCTCCGAAAGCCTCAACGGCGTGATCCAGCCCTACGACTACGAGCAACCGTTGGTGGCCAACGCTATCCCGGCGAATGGTTATCCTTCCGGAGCCGCGGCGTGCTCAATCACGGTGAGGCGATTCGGCAATGCAAACTGGGTCATCCAAGAACTGACGACCTGGGGAACGGTTCGTAAATGGGCACGCTCCACCAATAACGCCGGCACCAGCTGGTCGACCTGGCGCGAATTCTCGATGCTCTGACACGACGAAACCGCCATTATCAGCGGAAATCTTGACCCCGCCAGAATGCCTCTCCCGAAGCCCATCGGTGACGGCGTTGATTTGCGCACCTTGGTGGAGTCCGGAACCTACATTCGTGAGTCCGGCGCCGGGGTGTCAACGGCACTGAACTACCCGCTAAATGCCGCGGGAACTCTTGAAGTCCTCTCCAAAGGGCCGGCGATCTACCACCGGTACACGAGCCGCCCGGACGTCGGTAGTCGCGTCTTTACCTGCGGCAACTTCAACGGGACGTGGTTCCCGTGGGTCGAGCACTGACTCATGGCGTGGCTGCATCCCAGGACACAGAGAACGGCATCCATTCACCTGCGCCTTGGGTCCCTGGGCCGTAGCGTTCAACGTTGATCGATGATCCGGAAATGCGCAGTGTCCAGCGGTTTGTGGTTGATCCCTGGCATACCCAGACAGGTGTCTCGGCTGAACTGACGGCGAATCCAGGAGGGAGCGTGGCAACGGCGACCGATGCGGTGGCAACCGTTCCAGCGACGAGGCACCGTAGGGCGCCACTCAGATGCACGCGCCCGAATTCCTTCTTTATGCGGACCTTTGAACTCGAATCGTAGGGCTCAAATCGACCATCCGTGACCGGTATTTCGACCCAGCTAGAAAGACCTCTGATAATGGCGGTTTTGTAAGGCTGGCCCCACTCCCCCACCGTGCGTCTGCCCGGTGTTTTCGTGGCCTGAGCCCCTCCCCCACCGTGACACCTGCCCCGTCCCACCCCGCGGGGCCCGTAAAGCCCACGCTCGGGGTATGGCTGTTCAGAAGACTCCCCGGACCGGGCTGGAGACGTACACGGATGGGTCGGACGCGCACCCGAACCGGACGAAGTTCAATAGCGAGCGACAACTCCTCGACGCCCTAGTGGCCCTCGCCGCGCAGGGTGCGACTGGTGCGCGGCCCGTTCCGGGCATCTTGAACCGGCTCTACTGGGACACGACCGTGAAGCGCCTCTACTGGGACGACGGCACGGCATGGAATGAGATCACCACCAACGGTGGTGGCGGGGCCGGGCAGGAAATCAAACCCGGTACGGCAGCGTCCGAGGGCGCGTCTGGCAGGTCGGCCCGCGCTGACCACACCCACTACCTCGCCCTGGCCACAGCAGCAGTCGATGGGGCGATGGCCAAGGCGGACAAGGCCAAGCTCGACGCCGCCACGACAGCGGCCACCGGTGGCACTCTGCCTGTCAGGGACGTCAACGGGCGGTTCCAGGCCGGCGCCCCGGCAGTGTCCGGTGACGTCGCGAACAAGGGCTACGTAGACGGGCAAATCACGACCCGGGCCACGGCTGCCCATACTCACACCGTGGCCGATGTTACCGATGCCACCGCCACAGGCGCCGAGCTCGTGAAGGCCGCCAGTGCGGCCGCAGCCCGCACCACCCTCGGCCTCGGCAACGTCGATAACACGGCCGACTTGGACAAGCCCCTGTCCAGTGCCGGCGTCACCGCCCTGGCAGGGAAGGCCAACACGGGCCACTCCCACGCCCCGGCCGACATCACAGGCACCCTGGCACCATCCCAGCTGCCCGCAGCGACCACCGCCGCGCAGGGTGCGCTCCCCGCGGCCGACAAGGCCAAGCTCGACGGGGCTTCCGCCTCATCAGCGCCGTCAACGCTGATGATGACCGACGCGAACGGCCGCTACCAGGTCAACGCCCCAGCCGTGGCCGCGGACGCCGCGAACAAAGGCTACGTTGACGTGCAGGTGGCCACCCGGGCGGCCGCGGCACACACGCACCCATGGGCTGACCTGACCGACGTCCCGGCCACCTTCGCCCCTTCCGCGCACACGCACCCCTGGGCGGACATTACGGGCAAACCAGCGACCTACGCCCCGTCAGCACACAGCCACTCCGGGGCGGATATCACGTCGGGGACGATCAACCCCGACCGGATCGCCAACGCCACCAGCTCCGTCGACGGGCTCCTGTCCCGGGCGGACAAAGCCAAACTGGACACTGCCTCATCCTCGTCCGCCGCGAACACACTCATGATGACCGACAGCGGCGGCCGCTTCAGCGCGAACTCACCAACGTCCGGCGCGCACGTGGCCAACAAGACATACGTCGACGCACAAGTCGACACCGCCGCCCCCGCGAACCACACGCACACCTGGAACAGCATCACTTCCAAGCCGTCAACGTTCGCGCCCAGCTCGCACACCCATCCCTGGTCACAAATCACCGGCACCCCAGACCTGGTCTCAGTCTCCTACGCGAACAACAACTACGCCTACAAATCGCACACGCACAGCTGGGGCGACATCTACGGCAACGGCGCCCGCATGGCATGGGGCGGAACCTACACACAGCTCCTCACCCCCGGCGGCGGCAAACTGACTCTTTACGACTCCAACATCGTGCAAGCCTCCGGCATCTACTCCAACAGTGTCCCCGGCAGTTCATACCGTGCGGTCTGGGTCGATTCCAGCGGCTATATGGGTTACAACCTCTCGAGCCGTAAATACAAGACCAACGAACGCGCCTACCAGCCAGGCATCGACTTGCTGGATGCGGTGGAGCCGAAATGGTTCCAGTACAAGAAGGATGTTGCCGAACACGGGGCCGACGGCGCCGCTTGGCACGTCAACTTCATCGCCGAGGACCTGCACGACGCCGGCCTCACCGAATACGTCTCCTACGACGGCAAAGGCACCGCTAGGGAGAACGCTGAAACGATCAACGAGCAGCTCATCGTCAACGCGCTCTGGGCCTTCGCCAAAGCACAGCACGACCAAATCAGCGCCCTCGAAAGCCGCATCGCGGACCTGGAGGGGCACTGATGATCGACGGCATCCCCTCCTGGATCTTCGACACAGCCACCCCCGGCGCCGCGCTCGTCATCGTCGTGATCTTCATCTTCACCGGCCGCCTCATCCCCCTCGTCTACTACCGCGAGCTCAAACAAGACCGCGACCGGTGGCGGACCGTCGCCGAACAAACCACCACCTCCGTCAAAGTGTTCTCCGACGCCTTCCCAGAACTCCTCGAAGTCGGCAAGACCACCACCAAGGTCATGACGGACATCCGCGAGAAATCTGAAGCAACGGAGGCCACGCAATGAAGCGATTCGGGCTAAAACACCTGCGCGTCACCCCCGAAGAAAAGGACGCATCCACACAGGCCGTCATCGACTCCGAAGAACTCGCCCGGAAAGCCCGCCTCATCCTAGGCGAGTCAACAAAAGTTGGTGATTCCCTCCGGCAGCTCCGCCAAGAAAACCATTTCGGCCGGTCTCTCACACACGCATTCAGGACACACCCTGGGGGGAACCTTTGAACCTGACCTTACTCACCCTCGTCTTCGCCGCGTTCGTCACGGTCACAACCATTTACGCGACCCTGGCCCGCTGGACCAGGTACCGGGCCGGCCGGTCCATCATGTGGCTTCTCTGCGCCCTGACCCTGGCCACCGGATACTGGCTCGCCGCCCGCTACGTCCCACCACACGTCCGGCCCTGGATCAGCAACACCACCGGCGTCCTGCTCGTCCTGTCCGCGGTCGAGGTAGGCCGCGTCATCATCACCGAACAGCTGCACGGCCGCCGCACCCGACTCCACCACAAACAGTAAGGAAAGCACCGCCATGGCTAACTACAACGTCAACTACGTGGGGCCAGCCCCCATGCTCCTGCAGCTCCGGGACGAACTGAACTCTGTCTTCCCCGGCCGCTTCGCCGGAACGGACGGCTTCATATCCGGCTACGACTCCCAGGCCAACCCCGCCTACGCGTTGAGCGCCCACAACCCCAACAACTTTGGGCACGTCATGGCGTTCGACATCTCCACCACGGACAACGGCCTGCAGATCGACGAGGCCACCGGACGCGCGCTGGCCGACTACCTGCGGACCAAGGCGAACGCCAAGTTCCGCTACCTGATCCACGACATGTCCGCTGGCACCCCTGCCGCCAAGATCTCCGGCGACTTCAACGGGTGGGCGTGGACAACTTACGGCGGCATCGACGCCCACTCCAACCACATCCACATCAGCCTCACGGACGACTATCAGTGGGGCGAATCCTGCGGGCTGGACCCCAAGGTCTACAATGACCGCTCCAGCTGGGGAATCGCCGCCTGGTACAAGGCCTACAAGGGCGGGGCAGCTGGAACAGTGGTCAAGCCTGCTGGCAGCATCAGCAAGCCAGCGGTGCCCAATCTGCTGCAGTCCAACACCTTCGTGGCGACTGTGGACCGCGGCGACACGCTCACCAGCATCGCCAAGCAGTTCGGGACCACAGTGGCCGCCATCCTCGCCGTGAACAAACTCCCGAACCCGAACGCCATCAACGTGGGCCAGAAGCTCAACATCCCCAACAAGGCCGCAGCGAAACCCGCCCCCGCAGCGACCAATGCACCTGCCCCGGGACCGGCGCTGGTGAACCGCATCGTCACCAACGATGTCGCCCACGTACGCACCGCCCCACGCTCCAATGCCCCCGTCTACGCCTCGTACCCCAAAGGCACGCCTATTGCCGTCAAGGGCTTCGTCGTCGGCGAAAACCCCTACGGCGCCACCCCACCGGACAACGCCTGGTACGTCACCAAGGGCGGCTACTACCTGTGGGCCAACGCAGCACAGAACACCATCGCCGGCCTGCGAAACCTCACATGAGCAGCCACACCAATCCCATCCGGGCAGCCGCCCTCCTGCTGCCCCTGGCCGTCCTCGCCTGGGCGGCCCTCGCCGCCACCTGCTACATCATCGGCGCCGGGACGGCCGCCGTCATCGACATCATCTCAAGGAGCCTGTAGTGCTGACATCCATTCTTCGCACCATCGTCCCCGCCCTCTGGGGGTCCTTCATCGGCTGGGCACTCGCCCTGGTCCCTGTCCTGGAGCCGCTGCGTGAGCAGCTGCTCGGCTACGGTGACCTTGCCGCCCCCATCGTCGGCGCGCTCATCATCGGCGCCTGGTACGCGCTCTGGCGCAAACTCGAACCACGCCTGCCCGACTGGCTCACCCGCATTCTGCTTGGCTCCGCCAAAACTCCGAGCTATTCCAACGCCAACACCATCCCGGGCGAGGTCGTGGAGGACTGGCACGAAGTCAGCCCCAACACCCAGTAGCGCCAAGAAGCGCCCCACCCTTCACCGGGTGGGGCGCGTTTCTTGTGTATGGGCGGCCCCAGACTTGAGCATGAAAAAACCGCCCGGCACTCTGAAGCACCAGGCGGTTCACTCGCACCCTTCCGTATTGGGGGATCGGAAGGACGTCACAAGGCTACCGCTCCACCGGCCCAATAACCAATCGAGATGCCGGCACCGGGGCAAGCACATTGCCGCGCCCGGCACCCGCGAGTAACGTCTCCACTGTTGGCCCCGGAACCGAGAACACCCACCCTCACGTTGGGGGATCCTCGGATAACCCGGACCAACACTGGCGGCTCCGTCTGGGGGCGGGGCCGTCAGAAACAACGACGCACCCTACCCCGCTCCATCGTGGAGCAGGGTGGGGTGCATCCTTAGTTACGAAAGTCGAGATGCGATCCAGATGGTTGCAGCCCTTAAGTCAATCTCATGATTTACGAGCTGGAGAACCATCCCGCCTGCTGTCTCGGCGTCCATGGGACGCAGAACGAATCCGTTGTGCTTCAGGTACGTCGTCATGCTTATCCACGCCGTGCGTTTGTTTCCTTCCTGAAACGCATGGGCCTTAGCTAGGCCGTCCAGCAGAACCGCAGCACGTTCGACAACTGTTGGATACATTTGGACGCCCTCGTAAGTATGCATAGGGCGGCCAAGCGCAGACTCGAGCTTTCCATGGTCCAGGAGTGCATGAGGTTCATATTCATACAGCACCATTTGGTTTGCATTGACAACAAATGGGACATCAAGACAGAGACTCAACGCGTTGAGAGCCAGTCGAGCGTGCTCTTCCAACGCGACACTTCGTCAGCCAGCGCTTCATCCGAAACCGCCATGGCCATAGTTCCGGTTTGAACTGGAGCAGCTGGCACCGACTGCATGCAGAGGGCCTGCAGTGAGTATGCACTTCGCATGGTTTGAGTGCGAATTTCATTCTTGCAGTATGCATCCGGCGCAAGATTTCCACGTGATTCCTGCCACGGTGTCTCTCGATGCGTAAGCTCGACAAGTTCCTTCTTGCTCATGGAACCGTAGAACTCAAGCACGGACTGGATGACAGCCTTCTGCCGATCTGTCAGCTTGCCAGAATCAGCACCATCAATGTGCGTCCCGAGATGTCCGTCGCTCCGATAGAACTTATTGTCGCGATGGAGGTCCGGCGATACCGGACCATCCGGCCAAGCCTCAAACTTCTCTTCGAAGATCGGGTCCCCATCCCAAACCAAGCTCCACGACTGAACGTAGTAGGAGAGTTTTTGCAATTTCCAAGCGTCAATCCAGCCGAGTTTGTCATAAATGAACTGCCCGACGTCGATCACGTTTGCCATTGGTACTCCTTCCTAGCCATCCACGGAGTCGAACCACAGTTGGTTATCCACAGCTTATGCACCCGTTGTGCACAGGCCGTGCTATCAGACTACGACATGTGGTAAGGCTGCGACGAATTTTTGGAGGGGACGCCGTATAACGATTTCAGAGTTGACGATCCACCCTGCCACGGCGCACCTAGTACTCGCCGTCCGGGTAACCTTCCGCCTGGTCGTAGACGTCTTTCCATGATGATTCTCGGCGGGTGATGCGGGTGACGGTGTCGGCGGGTACCCAGAAGTCGAAGGTCTCGCCATCAGCCACCCAGTTGATACAGATGTGCGTGGCTGTCCATCGCACGGCTTTGGCGTCGACGGTCTCGGTTCCGCCGTCCGTGCGCTGCAGGGTGGCGCGGACGTAGGGTTCGCGTCGGTAGGTGAACCGTGTTGCTGGGTGCTTGCCGAAGTCCGGCTGTCCCTCCACGTAGGTGTGCTGGCTGACGTGTACCATGGCAGCCAGTTTAGAACTCCGCACTGACAACGGAAGGCTGCCCGTACCACTGGTTGGTGACGAGGGTCTCGTAACATGCTTGCATTCGGCCAACATAAAGGTTATTTTCGGCTTGGACCGATATGGCTGTGGTAGCAAGTTCCCCAACTCCGACCACAGCGCCCGGTCCACCCCCAAGTCGTTCGCGTGGTGGCAGTAGTCACCTCCACCGTTGCTGCGCGTCCGACACGGCGGCGTCCGCCCTGGCTGATACCAGGGAGGGCGCCGTTCGCGGTTGCGTTCCATCGCCCGCCTGGGGTTGCCCGCAGCATGGCCAGCCATAATTGATGCTGCCCCCAGCCTGCAGGCCGTGCGGGGATAAAATCACGAGATGAACTTGGATCGCTGGCATCGCATTACTGAATGGCCCCTAATGGCCACGTCCATCCTGTTTCTTGCCGCATACTCCATCCAGGTTCTTATGGCCGGACCTATAGCTGCTGTGGCGGGCTGGTTTCTTTTGGCCACATGGGGCCTATTTCTTGCGGACTATCTGGTATCGCTCGCACTCGCCCCCCGGAAAGCGTCCTGGTTCTTTCGTAACCTACATGTGTTGGCGATCGTCGCCCTCCCCATGCTCCGGCCCCTGAGGATACTCCGGCTGGTCACTCTCCTTAGCGTCCTCCAACGCGTGGCGGGCAATGCCCTGCGCGGCCGTGTCGTGACATACGTGATTGCATCCTCCGGAATGCTCATATATGTCGGCGCTCTCGCCATGTACGACGCCGAGAGGACAGCCCCGGGCGCCTCCATCAAATCGTTCGGCGATGCCCTGTGGTGGGCGATCGTCACCATAACCACCGTTGGGTACGGTGACTTCACTCCAACGACCACAATCGGCCGTTGCATCGCGGCCGGACTGATGATCAGTGGAATCGCCCTCTTGGGTATCGTGACTGCCACGCTCGCGAGCTGGCTCGTAGAAAAGGTGTCCGAGGAAGATGCAAAGAAGCAGATCGTCACCGTGGAGCATCTCGAGGTCCTTCGGGAAGAAATTCGTTTGCTCCGCGAGGAGCTGCAAGTCCGGAATGAGGTTGGGTCCTGACGAGACGGAGTGCCAGCCATGGCATTTGTCCACACTCCACCGCTATTGCTGGCGTGCGAGGCCAGTTCCCCGTTAGGCTGGCGATCATGGCGGACTGGGGTGTGTCGAGGCATCCGGAGTGGGACATGATGTACGCGGCCGGGCTCACGGTCCGGGAGATCGCCACCTGGTGTCACCAGCACGACAACACCGTCAGGCTGCACCTGCAGGTGCGCGAGGGGTACTGGCCCGGCTTCCGGGCAGCCCACGAAGAGGCGCTGGCGGCGCGGGGCCCTGACCGGCCCACCACCGGCTGGCGCCGCCGGCACAGCGAAGCCGCGGCCTTCGTCGCCGAACACGGGCGGCTGCCCGACCCCGGCACGTGTGGTGAGCGGTCTCTGGCCGCCTGGATCACCGTGCAACGCCTTGCCTACCTGCGAGGGGAACTCGGTGCCCGCAAGATCATCCTCATGGGCGAGCTCACCGGCTGGAACCTGTCCCCGCATCAGGCCCGATTGGATGAAAACTGGCGGCAACGCTTCGCCGAACTCATCGACTTCGTCGCCACCAACGGGCGGGTGCCACGCTGGCGGAACCACCAGAGCGAGCACGAACGCGTCCTCGGCGTCTGGCTCCACAAACAGCACCAGGCACGCTCCGAAGGCACGATTCCCCGGTGGCGGCATGAGGCGCTTGATGCCGCGCTGCCCGGCTGGAAAAGCCGGACGTAGCAGCGCATGCCCGTCCCACCACGTACGGGCGGACCGGCACACACTGGGTGCATGGCTGATGGCACACTCTCGTTTCCGTTCCGGATCACCCCGACGGGTGCTGCCGCGACCGTCGGCTACGGCACCGACGCCGAAATAGACGAAGCGATCGCCGTCCTGACCATGACCCAGCTCGGAGAACGGCCCATGGCCCCCGACTACGGCACTCCCGACCCCGCCTTCAACGGCCTCCACACCGGCGACGTCCAAGTCGGGCTCACCGACCACGGCCCCGCCGGCATCACCATCACTAACATCACCACCACCCCCTCCACGGAAACCCTGTCTCGCGCCACCATCCACTGGACCCGCGACACCGACGAAACGGCCACCCCATGACAAGCGACGTCCCCGAATTCCAGACACTCAACCTCCTCGAATACGGCTCCGAGCAGGACATCGTTGACGCTGCCCTCTCCTACGCTCAAACGCAGCTCCCCGAATGGCAGCCTCGCACCGGCAACGCCGAAGTCGTCCTCATCCAGGCATTGGCGCTCATGTTGGCGCCGGAGGTCATGGCTATCCAGATGATGCCAGCCCAAATCGTCGAGCAGCTCATGGGCCTGTACGGCATCAGCCGGGACCCCGGCACGCCGGTCTCTGGCAAAGTCACCATCACCGTGACCGCCTCGGCGCCGATCCAGACAATTCCCGAGGGGACCCGCCTCCGCCTGACCCTGCCCGTCACCGGCGAAACAGTGGACTTCATCACCGACGACGCCGCCGTCATCATCACCACCGACCGGCTCGACGCCGAAGTTGGGGTGACCGCCGAATACCTGGGCATCGTCGGCCAAGGCACGCCAGCCGGCACCACCCTGGACGTTGTCGACCCGCTCCCCTTCATCGAATCCGCCACCATCACCACAACCTTCGACGGCGGCACCGGGCAGGAGCCCGACACGCCCTATTTCGCGCGCGCCTCGGCCATCCTGGCCCGCCTCACATCCACCCTCGTCCTGCCCGAACACTTCCAGTACGCGGCCCTCACCCGTGCCGGTGTCGGCCGGGCGAAAGTCTTCGACCTCTACGACCCCGTAACCCCGGCCACCACGGCGGCCGGGCACGTCACCGTCGCCGCGGCCACCACAGCAGGGCAGCCGCTCGCTGCGGAGGACGCCACCGACCTGGAAACTTGGATGTCCTCGCAGGCGCTCGCGTCCCTGACCATCCACGTCATCGAGCCAACGTACACGGCCGTCAACATTGACGTGACTGTCCGGGCCACCCCCACAGCCGCCCCTGACCAGGTCCAAACCTCCGTGGAGCACGTACTCACGGCATGGCTGGATCCCGCCTCGTGGGATTGGTCCCCGGGCGCGTCCCAAAACCAGCTCGTCGCCATCGTCTCCTCCGCCGCCGGCGTCCGTGAGGTCGTCGACATCACCCCCGGCTTCACCCTCGACGGCAAAGCACCCCTCCCCGCACTGGGGACGATCACCGTGACGGTGGCCCCATGACCGGCCCCGACGGCACGCCGGTGCACTGGTGGACGAGGAAATGGTGGGACACCCTCCCGGACGCCTATAAGGCCGCCGACACCGCCCAGCAGGCCGCCGGCCGGTCCAACAACCCGCTGCTGCGCTTCATGGACGGTCCAGGACGCGCAGCAGGGCTCATGCGCGACATTAGCGACCAAGCCTGGGCTGGTGACCTCACCAACCCCGCCACAGCCCCTGACGCGGCCATCCCGTGGCTTGCCCAAATGCTCGGCGCGCCCACCACCCAACGCGCACTCCCCACCCCGGATCTGCGCGCCTACCTGCAAAATTTGGCCGACGACGGACGGCCCGCCGCCGGCACCCGCCAATCCATCATCACCGCTGCAAAACAGTACCTTCTCGACGACGGGCAGGCCATCATCCTGCCGGCCTCCTCGACGACGCCGGCGCACACCATCATCATGCTCGTGCGTGCCGACCAGGTCCCCGGCGGCAGCCTGTCCGCCCTGGTGGCCAAAATCAGGGCCGCCGGGGTCATCCCGGCCGGGCACAACCTTGTGGCGCGCATGGCCGTCTCAGAATGGGACGCCTGGGAGGCCGCGGCCGGGACAACCTGGGACGAGGTCCAGGCGAACACCAAGACGTGGGCACAGGCGGACAGCCTCGGCATCGTCCTGGAACCAGAGGCCCCTTAGAGCAACGCTTCCGGTCCGGGGGCGGCCCGGGCCCTGGCCGCGACCAGCCGGGCCCGCATGCGGGCAGGCTCATTGTCGAAGCGGATGCGCTCCGGCGGCCAGAACCGGAACCACCGCTCCAGGACAGCCACCGCCGCGTCATGGTCGCCAATGGCAGTGTGGGCTTTCGCGCACTGGACGTACCAGTAGGACTGTGGCTCGCGGTCGTCATACTGCTCCACCGTCTCCATGGCGGAGATGATCTCTCGGAGCAGGTCCAGAACGGCGGCGAAGTCGCCCATGGCCCACCATTCGTCCAGCTCCAGATGCCAGTCGTTGACATCCCGGCCGCGCACGACCCGGCGCCGGTACGTTTCCGCCATGTTCACCGCGTGAATGGCCCGGCCGGCCTCGGTCCTAGTCTCGGGGCGCATTGCCGGGGTTCATCGCGGACACGACGGCCAGCACGGCACTGATCTGCGCATCGTTCAGGTCGGCGGCAGCGGCCGGCAGCAGCCCGGCGAGCCGGGACGGCTCCTGCAGGTGAAAGCCCAGGCTATTCGCCGCGGCATAGATGATCGCCTCCGCCGACACGCCAAGGCCCTTGGCAAGCCCATGAATCACGGCGGGCGCCGGCCACGCCTGCATCGGCTTAGTCTGCATCTGCCAGATCCTCGACCGCGACGGCACGCCGCCGCAAGCGGCTTCGAGTTCCGCCAACGACCTTCCATTGGCCAGGCGCGTAATCAATTGCGCCAGGTTGTCATGCATGAGAAATCCTATCGTGGGAAGAATTACAGCGCTGTAGTTATATCAACTATTTGAAATCGCCAAATAGAGAATCAGACTACATGAAATAACAATTCGCGGTCTATGCCTTAAGGCGATCGATGAAGGCCCGGAGATTTGAAAGCGTCCCGTAAACGTCCCTTTCGCAAAAGAATGGTCACGTATCCATCATGAGCCTGCGTCCAATTCGTCCGTGAGTCAACGATCTGCGGTACCCCAGGTCGGACTCGAACCGACACTTTGCAGTTAATCAGTCTCCACTTTCGATTATCCCTTACTGACTCCACCGAAAGCCATTCTTGACCACTAATGACAGCACAAGCTGGGATGATTTTCCGTTGGCGACTCCACGCAAAACCACTTGGATAAGCGTCCTCTACCATCTGAAAGCGTCCCGTTTCCGTCCCTTTCAGGACCGGCCAAAGCGTCCCAGGATCTCTGACGAGTCCGGCGCGTGCTTGTCTTTCTCCACGTAGTGCTTGAGCGTGACGACGTCGGATGCGTGCCCCAACTGGCGGGCCGCGACGGTACTGCCCACCTCCCGCTCGATGATCGTGGCCACGGTTTTGCGGAAACTCGACGGCTTCACCCAATCGAATTCCTCGCCCCGCGCCTCCCGCCACTGCCGGCGCAAATTCCCCGGATCAATCACTGTGCCGGCACGGGACGGAAACACCACTCCCAGCGGATTCACTTCCGGGTTCTGCTCAAGCTTCCTCCTGGCCAGCATCACGACGGCGAACTTGGGCAGTGAGAGAATCCGCTCTCCGGATTCCGACTTGGGGATGTCCTGCCGGTGTAGACCGCGGGCCGTGGTCCGCTTGATCGTTCCGGTGACTTCCACCGTGGCCGGCGTCGCGGCCAGGTCGACATCGTCCCAGCGCAGTGCGAGCAACTCCCCCGGGCGTAGGCCGGTGGCAATGAGCAGGTCCATTTTGTCGACCACGTCTTTCGACTTCCGCGGGCCCATGACTCCGGACTCCTGCCACGCCGCGACATTGGCCCGAAGGGTCTCGAAGTCCTCCACGGTCAGGGCGCGGGACGCTTTCGTCATGGTCGGGGTCCGGACGGTTTCCCGGATCGCGTTGTATTCGGCCGCGTCATACCGCACTGCCAGGGCCATCATCATGCCCAGCACAGACCGACAAGTCAGGGCGGCGGAGGTTCCGCCGTGGCGGACGGAGCGCTGCTTCCCTGTTTTCGGGTGAATGGGTGTCCGGATCTGTTGCTTGCCGGTCTCCTGCAAGAACCTTTCCAGCCTCCCGGTAGTCGCTTCACGGATCGTCACCCCACCCAGGCCAGGGTTTATATGCACGTCGAGTGCCCGCCGGTAGATGTCTAGTGTTCCGGGCGCCTTGTCCAACTTCGCGAACCATAGCTCAGCCAGCACGGAAAGTTTCGTGTCCGGCGTGATTTCTTCTGTTCCGTGGGCGCGTTCCCGAAGCTTCCTCGTGAGCGCATTCTCGGCCTTCTGGCCACTGGGCCCTGTCGCCTTTACGCGCCGCGTCACGCCGTCCTTGTCCCGGTAACGACAAAGGGCCTGCCAGGTGCCGTCGGGCAGTTGTGTGCGCTTAATGTTGCCGCGTTCCCCGATGGGCAACGGCGGCCTAGGCACTACTGATCCACTCGGCAACCATGACAGACCCTTTCCTCGACGATGGGCCCAACTTTAGTAGGCGTTGAACTCCGTGACCACCGGGGCGTCCTCCGTGCCGCCGACCCGACACTCGATAGTGAGTCCTTTGGCCTTGGCGCCGTATTCATTGGTGACGTCTGCAGTGGCCTTCAGGAACCACTGGTCATCTTCAATTCGTTTGGCAATGCTGCCGAGGAGCCAGTGAGCTTTGAAGCCATACCGGAACTGATCTTCGCCAACGTGATCGCAAGCTACGGATGCGGTGCTCGAGTCGAGCCCCAAGCTGGTTTCGGTCGGCGTCTTCGCCTTCTCCGCTGCCGCCTTGGCGGCGGCCGCCTCGGCGGATGCCTTGGCTTCGGCGGCGCCGGGTTTGGAGACGTTGAACGTCACGGTCTCGCCTTTGGCCACGGATGCGCCGGCGGCCGGCTGGTGGGATTCGATCTGCCAATTGCTCAGTGCCAGGACCAGCTTCCCGTCGACGGTGTTGACGGACTCCAAGACAATGCCGTGGTCCGTCAAGTCCTTTGCAGCGACGTCGAGGGTTTTGCCCGTGTAGTCCGGCAACACGAACGCCGCCTCGGTGACTGCCGGGGCTTTCACCGCGGCCTGGTCTGCGGGCTGGCCCTTGCCGCCCCCGCTAATATTGCCAATTATCCCGATGACGACAAGGAGCGCGACGGCGCCCCAGATCAGCTTCGCTTTCTTGCTCATTTTCTTTAGCATGTGATTCCCCTTGTGATGCGGTGATGATGTTTCAGTGTGTTTGGACTTCGACCATGGACAATGCCGTGGTTTCGTCCGGTGTGAGGCTGGACAGCCGGTCGGTCAGAACCATTTCGGTTACCCACAGTTCGTCGGCCAGTTCCGCGTGGGAGCGGGCCCAGGCCACATGCCGGCAGAGTTCCCCGATCGGTATTAGCCGGCGTGCTGTTTCGATGCGCACGGAGCGTTCCACAGCCGGCGGCTGGCAGCCGATGTGGCGCCGCTCCACATGCACGAGCTCGTGCGCGAGGACACAGCGGCGCTCGACCTGCTGCAAACGGTTGTCGAGCCAAATGATATCCGTGCCATTGGTGCGGCCCGGAACATTGTCGGGCATGCGTACCCAACGGACAGTTACGTGGACAAGATGTCGGAGCGTCCCCCAAGGATCAAACATGATCCAGAGGATATCCCTAGGTTCAGACATCCACCGAAACAGCTACTCGTCCTCGGGCGGCTCCTGCGACTCCTCGCCCCTATCCAGCCCGTTCGAATGCTCCCGCATGCTGGGCGAATCGGTCACCGGGTGCGCGGCAAGGTCGAAAGAGTCAGGGGGCGCGGAATCGACTCCGTCATCCCGGGGCAGGATCTGCGCCCGTTCAAGGACGGCGCGGCCCTCGTCTTCATTGAAGTAGTCCCTTCCCGTGTTCTCCATGAGGTTGTGGACGCGATTGTTTACTTCTGCGAGGAGTTCTTCAATGCTGAATGAATCGATGCTCGGGCGGCCCACCGGACGCTCCGCAGCTTCGTCGGCCGTGAGGAAGCCCGCGGAAATGAATGCTTCGAGGACCGGCCTATTGTATGAGCGGGCGAATGCTGCCACGTTCTCCGGCTTAGGTGCGGAGTCTTTCCAGCGTGAGATGCTGGCGGGCGATATGCCGACCTTGTGCGCGATCTCCACTTGGGATGCGGCGCCCGTTGTTTTGAGGACGTACTGCCACCATGTCATGCCCGTTACTCTAGTTGCGCTCACGCAATGATCATGCCTTGTTTATTGGCTTGCGTCCACGCAACACGCGGCTGGGCTTAGTTACACCCGTGTGTTTTCGCAGGTCATCGCAACTTTGAGCGCAAGTAGAGGGGGGTTACCAAATCGTTATTCTCTCTAATTGCGTACACGTAAGGTAATGCGTACAGTAGACGTATCGCCGCAAGAACGGCGGATAACCCGCTAAAACTCAAGGGAGGTGACCCCACCAATGACATGCACCCTCGCACTCCGAACTGACCAGCTAAAGAAGATGCGCACGCTGGCCCAAATCACCACAGACGCTGCACTGGCCGCCCGAATGGGCATGGACCCCGCCACCGTCTCCCGCGTCCTCAAGGGCAAACAATGCCCTGGCCCCAAATTCATGGCTGCCCTCGTCCGATGCTTCCCCGGCTACGACCTCGACGACCTCTTCGAAGTAGTCGACACCGACTAGCCCACCGCCAAGAAAGGAGCAGGTCGATGGACCTCCTCGACAAACCACTCCTGACCACGCAAGAAGTAGCAGACGTCCTGGGGCTAAAGCCCGGAACCGTTGAGAACTGGCGATACAAGGAAATCGGGCCGCCGGCAGTCAAGATCGGCCGCAGCATCCGCTACCGCGGCGAAGCGATCCGCGACTGGATCAACAACCTCCACGCCGCGTAGGCGACCACAACACCCCCACCCCGTGTTTACGTCCGGGAGAACAGGACTACAGTCATGCCCAATTTGCTCCCACTAGCCAAGAAGTACAACCGCGAGAAACACCTCGGCCTGTCCCGGGCGGAGGTAGCGGCCGCGGCCCGCCGCTTCGAAGCCCGGTGTGAAGGCTGGACACAGGCCGACGCTGAGGCCTATTGCCTGGACTACTGGGACTCGGTAGGGGAAGAAGCCGTCAAGAACGTCCAAACCGAAAGAAACCATGCGAACGCGGCACGCCGTGTGGCCGCATGACGGAGAGGTCATTGGAGCGGAAGTTGTCTATCTCAATTGAACCGGCAGCAAGTAAAAGGGGCGCTCGTTGGCGCCCCCTTCACTTGCTGCCGTGTATCAAGGACGGCGGTCCTACTTCTGCGAATTGATGTGGTTGAACACACGGTTGATATTTTCCGTGTTCAGGTCCATCTGCCTGGCGATCTTGATTTCCAGTTCGGCAAGCTTGTTCAGCGTGTACTGCAGTGAGACGAGCGTATCGCGCAGCCACGGATCAATCCCTGGAGTTCCGGCGTTCCACGTCATCTTCGAGTGGTGCGTGTGGAAAGCGCCGACTGCTTGCTTGAAGTCTTCGGCTTCTCTGTGAAGTGACACTAGTTTCCCCCTCATATAGGCGCGCAAATGCGCATCGTGTGACGCCCACGAGCCTACCGCCAGAGAAAGTAATGGCGCCATCGATGATGTCAAAAGGCAGGCCCCTCACCATGTGCGGTGAGTGGCCGTTGTTGACCCTGAAAGGAAAAGCATGTCTAATCTACAGCTCTTCAGTTACAGCGGGCATGAAGTTCGCACCCAGTTGATCGACGACGAGCCTTGGTTCGTGCTTGGCGATCTTTGCAAGGTCTTGGACCTTGCCGCACCGCACATGGTTGCCAAGCGCATCAGCGAGGATGACCGAAGCTCAACTTCGGTCATGGATTCGCTCGGCCGCAAGCAACAGACCACCATCGTGAACGAGTCTGGCATGTATGAGGTCATCATTCGTTCGGACAAGCCGGAAGCCAAGGCGTTCCGCCGCTGGTTGACGGCCGACGTTATCCCGTCCATTCGCCGGACGGGCTCCTATGGTGTCCCGGCGATGGACCTAACGAGCCTGGAAGGCATCAGCGCTGTCCTGGATGCAGGGAAGGCCGCTCTGAATAGGGCCGAAGCTGCAGAGCGTCGTGCGGCGGAGTTGGCGCCAGCCGCCGCTCATGCTGAAGTCTTCCGTTCGGCGGAAGGGCTGCGCACCATAGGCGACGTGGCCAACGACTTTCGCGTCCATGCAGCCACGGCATTCCCGGGCGTGAAGATCACCAACCAGCTGGTTTGGGATCATGCCGGCGCCTGCTCACTGGTGATCCGGGGCAACACGGTCCGCCACAACCAACCGACGTCGCAAGCTATTAGTGCGGACTGGGCAAAGCCACACCGGGTCCAGTACGAAACGAAAACGCGCGGATCCCAAACGACTGTCACTACCCGGCTTACTCCGCGAGGAGAGGCCCGCTTGTGGGACCGCATGGTCAACCACATCTCCGCTACTGGATCTCTTGAGCTCACGAAGGAACTGGCCTCATGACCGATTTCTCCATCCCCACCCTTCGGTCAATAGAATCCGTGGGGCCGCTCAAGAGCCAGGGCATCTTCGATCATCGCGAATCGACTCCCTGCGCCGGCTGCCAAGCAGTTCCCGCGGACGGCGACAAGATCACCAAGTATCGGCACCGCTGGTGGCACGAGGAGTGTGCGCGACGCGACGTCGAATCAGGGAACGTCAAGGCTGCGTGGCTGGCCCTCGGGCATGATTTGGCACGCTCCCCCCGGTCCTACCGCAACACCGAAGCCAGGGCTATCGTGGGGGCACTGCTGGGAATGGTCCATGATCCGGACCTGTACGCCAGCGATCGTGATCTTGAGTAAGGGCTGCCATGAGCGAACCAGAAAAACTTCCCCGGATGGCGTTCACGCCGGAGGAGGTGTCCGAGATGTTGCAGGAGCCGGTGTTCACGATCAACAAGCACTGCCGCACCCAGGCCCTGAAGGGCTCATACAAGACTGGCGGCCGCACGTCCCAGTGGCGGATCCCGCCGTCGGCGATCGCTTACTACCAACAGCACCAGCCCCGCGGCTGAGAGTTACTTTTCCGGTTGAAAATATACCGGTTTTCATACCACCCGCCACCGCGCGGGTTTTTTCATACCCAAAAACAGGAGAACCGCTTTGACTGTCACGAATATTTCCGAACGCATCCAAGCCCGGGACGGTGTCGCCGTGGTCCTGTACTCGAAGCCGCAGTGCGCCCAGTGCGACCTCACGGCCGGCATGCTCGACCGGGCCGGCATCGTCTACGCCAAGGTCGACATCACCCAGGACGAGACCGCATACGAGTACGTAACCCGGTCCCGGGACGAGGGCGGCCTCGGCTTCCAGCAGGCCCCTGTCGTCTACGTCTCCACCATCGACGGCGACCTCGACTGGGCCGGCTTCCGCCCCGACCTGATCAAGACCCACATCACAGACAGGGCCGATGCGGCATGAGCATCCCATCCCTCTACGTCGCCATCAAGTGCGGCGCCTGCTATGCCAACACCGAGCATGACGGCGATCAGTACGTGTGTTTCGACTGCGGGCTGTGCTGGTCGAACGACGACGTCTTCGACGGCGAGCCCGGCGAGTTCCTGGCCGAGGACGCGTCCGCCTGCGACCACCCATCCGGTGATACCAAGCCTGTGGTGAAAGTGCAACCGTTCCGCACAGTCGACGGCATCGTCAAAGAGTGGCGGGAATGGACCCAAATTTACGGGCCGTGTGTCCTCCCAGCGGGCCACAAGTCAGCTCACGAACACCCTCTGACCACCACCTACCGCGACCTGGACGACACGGATGCGTTCCTCGCCGCCGCCTTGGCGGATACCGAGGGGCAGCAGCTGGTGCAGGACATCCTCGACAGAGTAGGAGCCACTAAGTGAACGTGCCTGACCCGATCGACCGGGTGTTGAACGAGACTCTCGAGCGCGGCAATGCGCTCATCGCCCGCCGGAACGACATCACGGCCATGGTCAGCTGGAACCGGATCCGCGAGTACAAGGACGCGTACCCGGTCCTGAAGAACGCGATCAACTACATCGTTGACTTGGAGACCATCCAGCAGACGCGGACCATCACCACCGTGGAAGAACTGGACGCGCTGCCAGACCAGACGGTCATCATCGACGCCGCCAAAGTCGTTTACCAGAAAGACGTAGACGGGCCATGGTGTGACGGCCCGCACGAGTGGCAATCCACAGAGGGCACCTACTGGGATGTGGACAACGTCCCCCTTCCCGTCACTGTCCTCTACGAACCTGCGGGGGCGGAGTGAGCGGGCCGTGGACGATCGCCTTGCCGTGGGCCGCGCCGCCGGTGAAGCCGAACGGCGGGCACGGGAACGTCTACGCGCACGCCAAGAAAGTCAAGGCCACGCGGCAGACCATGGGACTACTCGCCCGCAAGGCTGGCATTCCCTGGCTCGGGCGCTGCGAAGTGCAGCTCACCTGGTACGTGCCGGACCAGATCAAGCGGGACGCCGACAACCTCGCCTGGACCTTGAAGCCGCTGTGCGACGCCCTGGCCGGGACAAAGCCCATGGATCACCGCATCGTCGACGACGACACCCCGGATCTCATGGTCAAGCACATGCCGGTCATCGTCTACCGGCCCGGCCAGCGAAAGCAACTGGTCATCACCATCACCGAACCACCAGCCCCAGAACGGAGCGCATCGTGACCAACTACAATCCAGAGAGTGAGCAAGAGAATGCCCGAACACCTGCAGGCGCCGATCCTGGACGCCGTGAGGAAGGCCGCAGTCAAAGCCAAGGCGGCCCAAGAGGAACGCGACAGGCTCATCAAGGACGCCATCGAATCGGGGCAAGTGAACGCCACCGAGCTGGCAAAGTCAGCCGGCGTCAGCCGCCAACGCGTGTACCAAATCCGCGACGGCAAATAGGTTCTAGAGCAACATCCTTGCTTCACTTGCACTTCGGACAAGTGACAAGTATTCTTGACACATCACCGCAAAAGGTGAGGGTCCCGGACGGCAATCCGGAACCCTCGAAAGCCACCACAACCGTTCAAAGGAAACTGTGATGACCGTACACAACGGTACCCTGACGCGCCCCGCGCTCACTAACTCTGACTTGATCGACCGCCTCGTCGATGTCCCCCTCACAATCCAGGAGGCCGGGCACGTCCTGGCCTATTACCTGCCGCTGGTTGATGCGGAGTCGCCGGCGGAGTCGTGGAAGAACCACTACCTGGTCGCCCGCCTCCACATCGGCGCCCTGTTGGGCCGGTTCCTGGACCGTGCCACGTTCCTGTCCGCCGTCGAAGTTGGCACCGAGATCTGGGCGCGCCGCAACGGCCAGGAAACCTCCAACGGCTACACGCTTTGGACCCTTGAGCAGCTGCACGTGGAACTCTCCACGATCATCGACCAGCTTTTGGGCGGCACGGAGTGAAGGGCTTGAAGCTGACCCCGCTCGGCGAGCTCGTGGTCCTGCTCGCCAAGGGCACCACCCTCGCCGGCCTGGTCTACGTGTGCCTGCTGATCGTGATCGGGGTGGCCCCGTGAGCCGCCACTCAGGCATCACCTGGCCCTTCCCCACCGAACCCGACTTCGACTCCGGCGATGCCGCCGAGGTTGAACCGACCGACGCCGAACTCGGCGGCGCTGTTACAGACCCTTTTGATTCCCCCAGCTATGCCACCCTCACCTGAAAGGCACCACACCATGAGCACCATCGCATCCCTCGACATCAGCAATTTCCAGCGCCTCGGCGGTGTGAAGATCGAACCGTCCGGCAACGTCATCCTGCTGTGTGGGAAGAACGCCAACGGCAAAACCTCTGTCCTCGACGCGATCCAGGCGACTTGGTGCGGGCATGACTCCCGCACGATCAAGCGCCCCATCAAGGACGGCCACGGCAAGGCGTCCATCGACATCACGATGACCGACGGCACCGTGTTGACCCGCAAGTACACGCCCTCCGGCACCACCCTGACAGCCAAGGGTCCGGACGGTGCGAAGCTGGGCCAGAAGGACCTGGACAAGCTGATCTCCTCACTCGGCGTCGACGCCTCGGCGTTCGCCCGGGCCGGGGAGAAGGACCAGCTCAAAACCCTCCTGGCCGTCGTCGACCTCCCATTCGTCCCGGCAGATCTCGACGCCGAGCGGAACGAAGTCTTCACCCGCCGCCGCGACACCAACCGCGACGTCGCCCAGCTCGAAGCCCAGCACAAAGCGTTCCTGCCACTGCCGTCCGACCTGCCCGAGGAAGAAGTCAGCGTCACCGAACTGCTCGCCGAATACCGGGCCGCCCAAGACTTGGAGCGAGCACAGGCTGACGATCACCATGAGTGGTCCCGTGCCAACGCGGAGATCGACCGGATCAATGCCGAGATCTCACGCCTGATGGGTCTCCGGGCTGGTGCAGAGCAGGACTTGGCCAACGCCACGGCCCGAATTGCGGAACACTCCGCGCTGCCGGACGTCGATGACATCCAGCTGTCCATCGACAACGCCGAGGTCATCAACTCCCAGATACGTGTGGCCAAAGAGAAGCGCGATGTCGCATCCCGCCTCGCGGCCGCCACCGGCGCCGCCGAAGCACTCACCGCCCAGCTTGTCGAGATCGACGCACGCAAGGCCGAAGGGCTGGCCGCGGCGGAAATGCCGGTCGAGGGCCTGTCCTTCGACGAGGAAGGCGTCCTCTACCAGGGCGTCCCCTTCTCCCGCGCCTCCGGCGCCGAACAGATCATCGTCTCCGCGGCCATGATCATCGCCACCGACCCCGAAGTCCGCACCATGGTCATCCGCAACGGCAACGTCCTCGACGAAGACAGCCTGCAGGTGTTGCAGGAAATGTGCGAAGACAACGACTTCCAGGCATTCGTGGAATTCGTCTCCGATGGCGCCGACCACGAGTTCCGCCTCGTCGACGGCGAACTCGCAGCATGACCGCGTTCGAGGGCATCGAGCCCCCGTTCTGGGCAGAGCCGGACGACGACCTCAATACCTGCGAGGAGTGCGGCGAAAGCATCGCCAACGACGACGAAGCAGTCGACAACATGTGCGGTCACTGCGCCGACGAGGCATACAACAAATTCGAAGACCCAGAGGAGGAGTAACCATGGTCACCAAACCCATGATTCGCACGGGTGCCAGGGCGCCCAGCCCGAAGCCGGCCGTCCCGGCCAAGACGACCGTCACCACGGGCACCGCACTGGCCAAGCCCACGACCAGCAAGGCACCGGCGAAGGGCCTGGTCTTCACGCACAATGGGCACCGCTACCGGCTGGACGGCATGCCGGTCACCGGCGTCACCACACTGATTGGGGAGGGTGTCCCGAAGGGCGCGCTGATCCCCTGGGCGGCGGAGATGGCCGGGGAGTGGGCGATGGAGCACCTCGAGCAGCTGCCCGTCATGCCCCGGGAGGAAGCGATCCGGGAGATGAAGTACGCGTGGCGGAAGCACCGCGACGACGCCGGCGCGACCGGCACAGCCGTCCACAAGATGGCTGAGCAGCTCTCCCGCACCGGTGAAGTCGACGCCGACGAAGACCTCCTCGGCTACGTGGAAGGCTTCGCCCAGTTCCTGGACGACTGGCAGATCACCCCGGTCCTGCTGGAGCGGCCGTGCGGGAACCGCACCCACCACTACGCGGGCACCTTCGACATGTACGCCACTTCCCCGCTGCTGGCCGGCGGGAAGCTCGTGCAGATCGACTTGAAGACGTCCAAGGGCGTCTATGGGGAGACGGCGCTCCAGCTGGCGGCGTACGCCAAGGCAGAGTTCTACATCGACGACCACGGGGACGAGCAGCCCATGCCGGAAGTCCACGCCACATTCGTCGCCCACGTCACCCCCATGGACCGGGAAGGCGGCCACGCCCGCTACGGTGACCGGCCCCTCGGCACGTCCCTCTACGCCATGGCCACCAGCCCGGAGGAGATCAACGAGCACTTCGGCTGGTTCCTCGCCGCGGCCTACACCGCCAAGGCCAAGAAAGCCCGCGAGCTCCTCGCCCGCGAACCCCTGGCCCTGCCGGCGGCGGTGGCCGCATGAACCCCGTCTTCGAGCACTTCAACGCTGGGACCGGGAAGTCCGTCCAGCTCTACTACGAAGACGACCGGGTAGCGCTCAACACCACCCAGCCGACCAACGACGGCCGCGGCAGCTATCACGAGCTGATGCTGCCGATCGGCGCCGTCGCCGGCCTGGCCGAAGCCCTCACCCGCATGGCAGCCACCATCGAGTCCCGCATCAACAACGACCTGACCAACACCATCGAAGGAGAAACACCGTGAGTGAAATCGCAGTCCCCCAGTCCCCCGGCAGCGACCTTGGCCATATGGGCTCGCCCGTTGGCGGGTTGCCCCAGACGGCGGCTGTTGTGCAGCTGCAGGAATGGGCTGCCGAGCTTTCCGCTGCGCACCAGCTGGGCGCGGCCCTGGCCGCATCCAACTTCCTGCCCAAGGGACTTTGCGAGCTGTCCAACGGCGCCAGGAAGAGTGAACCGCAGCTCGCCGCCGACGCGGCCGCCGTGATCCTTGCCGGCAAGTCCGTCGGTCTGGACCCGATGCAGTCCGTGCAAAACATCTTCCCGGTCTACGGGATGCCGTCGATGTACGCCCGCACCATGGGCGCCCTGGTCATCGCGCAAGGCCACGAGGTGCGCCGTACCTCGGCGACGGACGAGGCCGTGACCTACAGTGTCCGCCGCAAGGGCGACGCAGACTGGCAGTCCTTCACCTGGACCATCGAGCGCGCAAAGAAGGCCGAGTACACCAAGAACAAGAAGTACCAGTCCGATCCCATCGCGATGCTGGGAGCGAAGGCACTGTCCGAGGCGTGCCGGGTGGTCTTCTCCGACATCCTCCTCGGCATGCCCTACAGCGTGGAGGAAATGGAACTCGAGGACATGGGCGAAGTCCCGGCGCCGAAGGCGAAGGCCGAGCCAGTGAAGACCGGTGCGAAGGCTACTGTGAAGCGCCGGACCGCACCCGCCCCGGCCCTGCCGGATGTCGTGAACCAGGCACCCACACCCGAACCCGAGGTCGCCACCGTCGAGATGGCTTCTCCGGAGCAGATCACTCACCTGATCGTCGCGCTCAAGGCCGCCGGCCACATCACCAACGAGGCAAAGGCCGCGGCCGTCCAGGAGCAGGTAGGCCGCACGTTGGGCGGCTTCCAGGACCTCACCGTGGACGAGGCTGCGGGACTGGTCGACTTCTTCAACCAGGAGGTCCCGCAGGCCGCAGAACCCACGGTCCTGGATCCTGCCGCGGACGCTGCCTGGCTGGCAGGCCAGACCGCCTAAACAGGCGACGTCCACCCACTGACGTCAGGTGCCGCGCATGCTGGGCAGCATCTTCAGCTACCACAGACGGAAGGAAGAAGCAGTGCCAGAAAAATGCGGCTCCTGCGACGGAGTCATACGACCAACCGGAGAATGCGCATGCTCGGACTAAGGCAATGCCAGATTGACGCATGCACCAACGTGGTACTCGCTCGAGGCTGGTGCGGACGGCACTACGCACGGTGGAAACGTACCGGCTCCCCGATCAGGACCACCAGGCGCGAGACTTTCACCGGATCAATCGCGGCAAGACTCGAAGCGTATAGCAAGCGCCAAGCCAGCGGCTGTGTCGAATGGACGGGAAGAGTCAACGAATACGGTTACGGCGTAGTCGACCTGGGGCGCCCAGTTGGCGCTCATCGCATTTCATTCGAGCAAGCAAATGGTCCGATAGCCGCAGGGTTGCATGTGCTCCACCGCTGCGACAACCGAAAGTGCATCAACGCGGACCATCTATTTCTCGGTACTGACAGCGACAACAAAGCGGACATGATGTCCAAAGATCGGATCGCGTGGGGTGAACGAGCCGGTGGCGTCAGGCTGACGGCAGACCAAGTCCTCAAGATTCGTGCGTCCGCCAAGTTGCAGGCCGACATTGCCAAAGAGTTCGGCATTTCACCCGCCACGGTCAGCGACATAAGACGGCGCCGAACCTGGGCGCGTCTTCCCGAACCTGCGAAGGTCACCTGATGGCTCTGGGTGCTCCCAAGCTATGAAACCTCGCACAGCCCCAACTGAGGGTGCGTCACCACAAGCGTGGCGCACCCTCACCCATGCCCGGAACATCACGCACACACTCTTTGAAGGAAACAATTCCCTTGTCTGAACTGGTCTCAAACCCCGACGAAACCCCTACCACCACTGCCACCGATGCTGATGCGTTGACCGCGCAGGTCCTCGGCGACACCGCCGCGCACGACGACGTGCCCGCCACGGCCACCGAGGAAGCCACCGGGCCCGTGGATGACTTCCCGTGCTGCACCGGCGCCGAACATGCCCCGGACCCCACCGCGGACCTCACCCCCGCTGACGTGTTCCTCGCCATCGTCCACCGCGCCGGCCTGACAGCGCAGCTCAACCCCGAATGGGAGGGCCTGTTCCCGCAATGGTGGGACCACACCGGCGCAAACATGGGCATCCTCCGCACCGCCGTCGACACCGCCGCGTACACGGCCGCGACCGGCGTGACCATCCCGTCCTTGACGACGTACCTGTCCGCGCTCATCCTCGACATCACCGCCTGGACTAATGCCGACACCACCACCGACGAAGCCTGGACCATCCACGGATTCGAAGCACGCGCCCTCGCCGACATCCTCCACCAGCACGAACAGTCCATCGACCCCGGCGCCTACACCCACCCCCTCCACCAGCTCGTCCACCTCGCCACCCAGACCGTCGGCCCCGACCTGACCACCGTCTACGGCGAACTCTGCCGCACCGGAGCCATGGGCACACCCCACACCCCCTACCACCTCCACCACCTCCACAACATCCACGAAGGCGCCACCATCTAAGCCCGGCCGACCACCAACCAGAAAGGGGGACTGCCAATGGCCAGGGACCGGGCAACCATCAACACAGCAATCTGGACCAGCGACGACTACCGAGATCTAGACGTCGCCGAACAACACATGTACAAGCTCCTCATGACCCACCCGGATATGAACTATGTGGGCGTCGTCGACTGGCGGCCCGGGCGCATCGCAGCCATGACGGCCGGTGCCACAGCAGCCAGCGTGAGAGCCGCCGCGGAAAGCCTGCAGGCCAAGCGGTATGTCTTCATCGACGACGGCACCGAGGAAATCCTCGTCCGATCCTTCCTCCGTCACGACGGCCTCCTGAAGCAACCAAAATTGTCCATCAGCATGGTCAACGCCTACGGGGCCGTAGCCTCCAGGAACATCCGCAAAGTCATCACGCACGAGCTCCAGCGACTCATCCGAGAGTTCCCGGACTGGGCCGCGTTCAAGCAAGAGAAAGTGCTCTCCATCATCAAGGGGGAAGGCGCCGACATGGACACCTTTACCCAACCAAAAAACCAAGACCTTACCCAAGGGTTTACCCCTGCATTTACCCCTGGCCTTACCCTAAACGCGACCCAAGGCCAGGGGTTGCGCACAGCTACAGCTACTACTACCTCTACTTCTAACGAAGTAGAGGGCGTTAACTCACCTAACGTAACGCGCGACGAAAACACCGGCGGCAAAGCCGGGACCACCATCCCGAAGAACTTCACCGCCACGCCAGAAATGATCCGGTGGGCGCAAGACAACGCCCCCAACGTCGACTGGGCAGCCAGCACCAAACGATTCAAAGCCCACTACCGATCAGTCGCCGGCAAACAACAATTCCGCACCGACTGGCACGCAGCCTGGGAAGCATGGCTACTCGGCGACCAACAACGCGCCCAAAACCAGCCCCAACAATTCCTGACCTCCAAAGAACGCCAACTCCAAAACGGCGCACGACTCCACGCCAAATACTCGGCCATCGAAAACCAGCGACAACAAGAAATCGAGGCAACCCCATGAACCTCCCCGACACCGTCAAATTCCTCACCTGGCTCAACCAACACGACGGCCGCGTCACCGTCACCGAACCAGAAATCGAAATCTGGTCCCACACCCTCTCCGTCATCCCCACCGACAACGTCAAAGAAGCAGCCCTCGAGTTCTACCGCCTCCACGAAGACACCAAACCCAGCCCAGGGGCCATCCGCAAACTCGCCTACGACATGCGCGACCGGGCACACGCCAAGCAAAGCGCGCTCACCGCCAAAGCCCCCACACCCAAGAACCCCATCACCTACCGGGAACGCAACCCAGAACTCTGGGACCAGGAAGTCACCCGCGGCCAGCAGAACTACCGCGACGACCTCCGCAACCGCGGCATCACCCCACACGCCGAAGAATGCGCGTACTGCCGAACATAGGACAGGCGAACTGTTGACGGATGTAGTTGTTTTGTAGAGCGACGTCACGGTCGGATCATGGGTCAGCGGCGGCGTGGTGCATGGTTTCCCGGCCCTGTGGGGTGCTTGTGGGTGCCAGTGCCGCTCGCGCTTTCCTAGGCTGTCTACGGGGCATACAGCGGCTTGTGTCGATCGGGTGTTCCGGCCGGCGGGCATGGCCTTGGGTCGCCAGGTGGGCACAGCGACACGTCCGGCACATTCCATTTCAGTAGTTGTTTTGTAGATTTGGACTCGATAGTGTGTTCATAGCTTCAGTACATAACCAACGGGCCGAGCGGCCCAGAATCCAAGGAGTTTTCATGAGCAACGCAGCAACGACCGAAACGGTCACCCAGTACGGCATCCGCAAGCCCAACGGCGAGATCGTGTGGGGCAGCGTGGACGGCTCCGGCCGCTATCTCGACATTGGCATCGAGGGCGCAGCCACCGGAGGCCGGACCTACGACGGCAAGCGCGGCCAGTACGCCGTCGACGGGCGCGCCACCATGCGGGCGGCCATGTTGGCCAAGGCCAAGGAGGTCGGCATCCCGCAGGAGGACTTCGTACAGGGCCACGAGTACGTGAAGCGTGACATCATCACGGTCACCATGGAGCCCCTTGTCATGCCGGCACCGACCGGCAGCGACGCGAATATCCAGTTCTGATGACCACGCCCGTAACCCGCCAGCCGACAGCGCTTGCCTGTCCGGTGTGCGGGTATTCGCGGGAGTACAAGACCAGGGCGTTGGGTGCGGCTCATTTTCCGAAGCATTCGTGTGCGAACGAGCTGGAGCGGATCGCCCGTGGACAGCGCGCCGCGGCTGCCCGCACCAGGGAAGGCGCCAAGCGCGACTGCGCGTGCAAGGTCGCCCGGCACGAGCACGGCACGAGGACCGCCTACGTGGTCGATAAGTGCCGGTGCCGGGCCTGCATGGACGCGAACATGGCTGCCTCGAAGGAGCGGGAAAAGGCGAAGTTGTATGGCCGGTACGATTCCGGCCGGGTCGATGCCGGCCCGGTCCGGGAGCACATCGCGTTCCTGGGTGAGAGCGGGGTGTCGTTGAAGCAGCTCGCGAAGCTCACTGGCCTGTCACTCTCGACGGTGTCTGCGACCGTGTACGGGCGCGTGGAGCGCGGCCACGGCCCATACCCGCGGGTTGCTGTGGGGACGGCGGAGAAGATCCTCGCCATCCGGCCGGACCTGGAAGCCATGGCCGGAGGCCGCATCATCGACGGCACCGGCACCCAACGCCGCCTCCAAGCCCTCGTCACCATCGGATGGTCCATGTCCAGGCTCGCCGCACGCCTGGGCATCAACCCCGGGAACTTCACCGCCATGGTCCACGGCACCCGCGACGTCACCGCCGCCCGGGCAAGGGAAGTCATAGCCCTCTACGACGAGCTGTGGAACAAACCCCAGACCGGCACGGATCACCGATCCCGGATCAGCGTCAACCGGGCCCGCCGGACGGCCGCCCAAAAAGGTTGGGTGGCACCCCTCGCCTGGGACGATTCCACCATCGACGATCCGGCAGCCCGGCCGGCCACCGGCGAACCCACCACGGCCGCCGAAGCCCGCATCGCCGACATCGAATTCATGATCAGCACCGGCACCCCCTGGTGGGAAATCGCCCACCGCCTCCGCCTCACCGAAGGCACCCTCGAAACGTTCTGCCGCCGCGCCGGACGCAACGACCTCATCACCGCAGCCAAAACCGACACCCGCGACTACAGGAGAGCCTCATGACCACCCCCGCCACCCACACCTTCCAAGCCGTCTGGCCTATCCTCGAAGGCCCCGGCCACGCACCCCTCACCGATGCCGAGCTCATCGAGGACGCCCTCGCTGACCTGCCCGACGTCGCCGCCCGGCACGGCGTACGCATCACCGGGAAAGCCCGGGCAGCGATCACCGACGGCGCACGGTTCCCCGGCCTGCACACCGCCGCCCACGTCGTCGTCGCCGAAGCACTCGCCAAACCAGTCGAACGCGCCATCGCAGCATGACCACCATGACCGGGCAACTCGACGCCCTCGAAGCGCTCTTTGCTCAGGAACACGGGCTTCCAGAACTGACACTCCACCACAGCAATCACAACGACACCTGCGCGCTCTGCCGGAAGCCGACAGCGCCCATCCACCGGGCGTTCAGTCAGTACGTATGCACGGACAAGACCCGAGGCCAAGCAGACCCGCACGGCACGGCCTGGGCGATCCTGCGCGTCTGCAAACCCTGCGCGAAAAAGCACAACGACCTTGACCAGGTGCAGGAACAAATTGATGCCGGCACCCGCCCCTACGTGATGGGAGACCGGCACCCCACAGCGCCGCTCGACTTCACCACCCAAGAGTTCCACCCGGACCAGTTCGACTACGCCGCCCCCTGCTATCGGTCATGGGTCGGTGACGAGTTCCGCATGTACCGGGGCTGGCATGAAACCCGGACCGGCCGCAACGCCTACGGCACCCCGCACCCCACCGTCATGTACTACGCCGACCTGCGCTGCAACCACTACCGCACCGACTGCTACTGCGTCGGTGACCTGTACTACCGGGCCTACTGTGTCGGCTGCGAATGGTGGACCCCCATCACCGACGGCGAGAACATCGCCGCCGGGCTGATCCTGGACCACTGCTGGCCCGGCTGGCGCGACCTGCCCACCGTCGAGTCAAAACCAAACGCCAAGTTCGGGTACGACTTCGCACTCCCCGCCGACTACCCCGCCGAATGGCAGGTGCCCGGCGCTCCCGTCAAGGAATGCCGAGACAACACCAAGACAGGCACCCGCCACGTCCCCAGCCGCTCACCCTGGGGCGGCTACGCGACCGCGGTCACCCGCGAATGCGAGGCCCACCAATGACGGCGATGGCCGGGCAGGTTGACGTCTTCGACATCCTCGGGGAACGCCCGCCCGTCACCATCCCGCCGTTCACCGTCTGGACGTCTTCGCGGGCGTCCATCGCCTGCGGCTGGTGCGGATCCCGCAACCTCACCGGGGAAGGATGTGGCGGAGGAGCCGGCCGCGGCCCCGGCAACGCTCCCTGGTACACGTGGGACTACTGCAACACCTGCGCCACCAAGTACGGCCGGCCGGAACCACACCGGCCCGGCTACCCCATCCGCATCGGGGTGCGGGCATGACGGCCGCTCACGTGGTGCCGGAGTCCGTCCGCCGGCTATGGGGCGTGCCCGCCCAGAATGACTTGCCGCCGTTCTGGGACGGGGTGCCGGTGGAGTGGTGGGGGTGGGGCACCTCCGACTCGTCCCTGGCCTATCACCTGCCCTTGGACCAGCTGGCCTGTACCGAGTGCGGATCGCTCGCGGGTGCGCGCATCAACTGGGGCTCCCGGCACGACCCTGACGAGGGCCGGCAGATCCGGAACCTTTGGG